TCAAGAAAATAATTCTCTGACTCGTTGACCTTGCTCTTTTTTATGTTCTTCAAGTAGGTGTGAATAGGTGTTTAACGTTTGCGATATTGTAGAGTGACCTAATCGTTTGCTAATATATTCAATCGGTATGCCTTTTGATAGTAAGTAAGATGTGTGAGTATGTCTAAGTGAATAGGGAGTGATGTTATCATTATTTAATCCTATTACTTCTTTTGCTTTTTTAAATGATTTGCTCACTGATGTATGACTAACCGAAAATAGCTTCCCGTTAATTCTACGCGGCAATCTGGCCAACTTTGAATTTATACGCATAATATCTCTTGGATTAACTTCTACGTCTCGTTTTGAATTCTTTGTTTTTGTTCCGGGTAAATGAACTATACCATTTGCTTTGTTTAAATCTTTGTATGTCATATTAATAACATCGCTATATCTTGCACCAGTAATACCTAAAATATACAGAAAGATATAGCTTTCTTCATCTCTTTTTTTAAAGTACTCTAGTAAGTTTAAGTAGTCTTTGATCGTTATATATTTAAACTTCTCATCTTTAGATTTTTCAGTGCCTTTGATATTAACATCATAGGTAGGGTCTTTTTTTAAATAACCATCATATAATGCGTCTTTGATACATCTTGCTAAACAACCGTGAACCTTTCTCACGGTCTCGTCGGTATGACCTTGTGCGTATTTATTTAAAAACCTTTGATATTCACTTCGCGTAATATTTTTTACTAACATGTTTTCCCCAAAAAACTCGCTAAATAACTTAATTGATCTTTCGTACCAATAAAACTGTTTGCTGGATAATTGTTTTTTATTTTTTATATTTATCCAATCACTGTAGTATTCTTTAAACTTTTTGTTATCTTCAATGTTATTTCCGTCCTCCAAATCTCTAATCAATTGTTGTGCAGCATTGCTTGCCTCTGCTTTAGTTTTGAATCCCGACTTTCTTTTCTTTCCTGATTTGAAAGACGGATGTTTTACATCGTATTGCCAAGATGTCGACGTTTTATTCTTTCTTTTTGTAATAGTAAATGATGCCATTTTATTTCTCCTCCTCAAAATTGGCAAAAAAATAATAAGGGTAGGCGAGCTACCCGAAATTTTATTGTTGAACAACTATTGCTTCACTTCTTGCTTTTCCTACTTCTTTTCTAAAACTATCATATGATTGATTAGGGTGTGTTAACGACATTCCTGGACCACCTCCAGCATGTTGGTTTTTGTCCGGATTATTTTCCATTTCTTCAGTGGCTCTTTTAGCATTTAAATATTCTTCGTAACTAGGTTCGTTTGGGTCGCGTGGTTGTGCTTGTTGTCCATTATTGGTAGCTGGAAGATTCTTCTGTACCTGTTGCTTAGATGTGTTATTGGTTTGTTGATTGTTGCTAATGTTTGTGTTGTTCTCGTTGTTTACTTGATTATTGTTATCGTTTTGATTAGCATTTTGATTAGCATTTTCTTTTTTAGCTTCTGCTTTTTCTTTAGTTTCTTTCTTTTTATCTTTGTTCTCTTTCTTCGTTTCCGTTTTCTTGCTTTCCTCTTTCTTATCGCCGTCGTTACTACCACATGCGCCTAACACCAACGTACTTGCTAATAGTAAACCTAATAATCTTTTCATGTTCATTTCTCCTTTGTTTATATTTCCTTATATTTAAAAACTCTCAACGGCTCAAATGTAATAGAATACTCGCCATAGTGAGTTCCAATACCATATATCTTTTTATATTGTTCTATTGCTTCTAATATGTATTCTTCGCTTAATTGTAGATACTCAGACAACTCATACAAGTTGCGTACGCCATAATTATAAGCTTCTACAATTTCGCGTAGCGGTACAGCTGAGATAAAGCCGTGTCGTCTTGCGTAATTTTCGAACTTGCGATTGTTGAAATTCGAGTAATCGGCTATATCACCGTATGTAAGTTTATTATGCGCTAATTCTTCGAAGAGAATTCCTGCTTTTTCTCTATCTGATAAACCACGCTTTATTAAAATTAAATCTCCTAACCATACCCCGTCTAAATTATCTGGAAGTACATCAGCCTCTCTTATTTCAATATAATCATGTTGTATTAAAGTTTCTTCATATAATCCCATCTGATACATCCTTTACTTACGTTTACTTCTTATATAATCTGCATAATCTAAAACTCTTTGCCACTCGTCATCAGTTAATTCTCCTTCTAAATGAGCTGCACGATGTTGTACTTCGTTTTCTGTTTGTCTATTTTTTAATAGTAAATATTCTGGGGTAACTTTCAATGCATTGGCAATCTCAGCTATATCCTCCATAGGTATTTTTCTGCTACCGTTTTCATATCGGGATAAGGTAGATTTATTGACACCTATCTTAGTTGCAAAATCAGTTAAATTCACATTATTCTCTTTTCGTAGTTGTTTGATTAATTTACCTATTTCCGCTGAAGTTCTCATTTCAAATTTACCTCCGTTTTATTTATAACAGTATAATAACACTTTTCCATATAGGAAACAACTAGCATTTTAAAAGAATAAAAAATATTTTTCGAGATTTTTGTTGACAATTAGGAAACTTAGGTTTAGTATTGAGTTAACTTCAAAAAACGGAGGTGAGCAAATGTATGAGTTCAACGTCAAAAGAATGAAAGCTGAACGCATTGCTAAAGGCATTTCGATTTCTGATATGGCAAAAAAATTAGGAATGACACCAGGAACTTATTCAAAAAAAGAAAACGGGCATATTAGAATTAATGTTGACGATTTAGCAAAAGTAATTGAAGTACTAGAATTGCCACAAGATAAGTGCGGTATTTTTTTTACTTATAGAGTTTCCAAAATGTCAACAGAACAAAAACAAACATCTTAAAAGGAGGACACAATGGAACAAATCACGTTAACCAAAGAAGAGTTGAAAGAAATTATAGCGAAAGAAGTTAGAAATGCTATAAAAGGCGAGAAACCAATCAGCTCAGGTGCAATTTTCAGTAAAGTAAGAATCAATAATGACGATTTAGAAGAAATCAATAAAAAACTCAATTTCGCAAAAGATTTGTCGCTAGGAAGATTGAGGAAGCTCAATCATCCGATTCCGCTAAAAAAGTATCAGCATGGCTTCGAATCAATTCATCAAAAAGCTTATGTACAAGATGTTCATGACCATATTAGAAAATTAACATTATCAATTTTTGGAGTGACACTTAATTCAGACTTGAGTGAAAGTGAATACAACCTAGCAGCAAAAGTTTATCGAGAAATCAAAAACTATTATTTATACATCTATGAAAAGAGAGTTTCAGAATTAACTATCGATGATTTCGAATAAAGGAGGAACAACAAATGTTACAAAAATTTAGAATTGCGAAAGAAAAAAATAAATTAAAACTCAAATTACTCAAGCATGCTAGTTACTGTTTAGAAAGAAACAACAACCCTGAACTGTTGCGAGCAGTTGCAGAGTTGTTGAAAAAGGTTAGCTAAATTCAACGGTAAGGATTTGCCCTGCCTCCACACTTAGAGTTTGAGATCCAACAAACACATAAGTTTTAGTAGGGTCTAGAAAAAATGTTTCGATTTCCTCTTTTGTAACAGTTTCAATTCCTTCATATCCTGGAAAAACAATTTTCTTTAAATCCGAAACATGTTTTTTTGAACCATCCTTTAAAGTAACTAGAAGTTTCATACTTATCACCTCCTTAGGTTGATAACAACATTATACACGAAAGGAGCATAAACATTATGCAAGAATTACAAACATTTAATTTTGAAGAATTACCAGTAAGGACATTAGAAGTTGATGGAGAACCATATTTTATAGGGAAAGATGTTGCTGACATTTTAGGATATGCAAACGGACGAGATGCTTTGTCAAAACATGTTGATGCAGAAGATAAGCTGACGTCGCAAATCGCGACGGCAGGTCAAAACAGAAATGTAACGATCATCAACGAATCAGGACTATACAGTTTAATCTTTTCTAGCAAATTAGAAAATGCAAAACGATTCAAACGCTGGGTAACTTCGGAAGTTTTACCAACTTTAAGAAAAACCGGAGCGTACCAAGTGCCTAGCGACCCAATGCAAGCATTGAGATTAATGTTTGAAGCTACAGAAGAAACTAAACAAGAAATTAAAAACGTAAAAGATGATGTTATTGATTTGAAAGAAAATCAAAAATTGGATGCGGGAGACTACAATTTCTTAACTAGAACTATTAATCAAAGAGTTGCACATATCCAAAGGCTACATGCGATAACGAATCAAAAACAACGTAGCGAATTATTCAGGGATATTAATTCAGAAGTGAAAAAGATGACTGGTGCAAGCTCAAGAACGAATGTAAGACAAAAACATTTCGACGATGTAATTGAAATGATTGCTAACTGGTTCCCGTCACAAGCTACGTTATACAGAATCAAGCAAATTGAAATGAAATTCGAAAACGAAATATAGGAGGGGAAGAATATGGAATACATCGGATATGCAGACGCAAATGCGTTTGTAAAAATAAGTGGCATTTCAAAAGATGATCTAGAGAAAAAAGTTTACTCGAACAAAGAGTTTCAAAAAGAATGCATGTACAGATTTGGTCGAGGACAAAAGCGTTATATAAAAATTGACAAAGCTATTCAATTTATCGGTACCAATTTAATGATTAATGAATACGAATTATAGGAGGAGTTATCAAATGAGTAAAACTTATAAAAGCTACTTATTAGCAGTATTATGCTTCACAGTCTTAGCAATTGTACTTATGCCGTTTCTATACTTCACTACTGCATGGTCAATTGCAGGATTCGCAAGTATCGCAACATTCATATTTTATAAGGAATACTTTTATGGAGAATAAAAAAACTGCTACTTGCGCCAACAAGTAACAGTGACAAACGATTAACAAAATTAATTCGTGTTCAATATAAAACGAAAAACGGAGGAAGTCAAGATGTATTACGAAATAGGCGAAATCATACGCAAAAATATTCATGTTAACGGATTCGATTTTAAGCTATTCATTTTAAAAGGTCATATGGGCATATCAATACAAGTTAAAGATATGAACAACGTACCAATTAAACATGCTTATGTCGTAGATGAGAATGACTTAGATATGGCATCAGACTTATTCAACCAAGCAATAGATGAATGGATTGAAGAGAACACAGACGAACAGGACAGACTAATTAACTTAGTCATGAAATGGTAGGAGGTATGAAAAGTGAATGATTTACAAGAGAGAGAATTAGAAACATTCGAACAAGACGACCGATTCAAAGTAACTGATCTAGACAGTGCTAACTGGGTTTTTAAGAAACTGGATGCAATCACAACTAAAGAGAATGAAATCAACGATTTAGCAAATAAAGAAATTGAACGCATAAACGAATGGAAAGATAAAGAAGTAGAAAAATTACAGAGTGGCAAAGAATATTTACAAAGCCTTGTAATTGAATATTACAGAATACAAAAAGAACAAGATAGCAAATTCAAGTTGAATACACCTTACGGAAAAGTGACAGCCAGAAAAGGTTCAAAAGTCATTCAAGTTAGCAATGAGCAAGAAGTCATTAAACAACTTGAGCAACGAGGTTTTGACAACTATGTAAAAGTAACTAAAAAACTTAGCCAATCAGACATTAAGAAAGATTTCAATGTAACTGAAAACGGCACATTGATTGACGCAAATGGCGAAGTTTTAGAGGGTGCTAGCATTGTGGAGAAACCAACGTCATACACGGTAAAGGTGGGAGAATAGATGGCCGAACAACTTAATTTGTACCAAAAAATAGCAGATGTTAAAGCGAATATTGCGGGCTTCACAAAAGATACTAAGGGTTATAACTTCTCGTATGTTTCAGGATCTCAAATATTACACAGAATAAGAGAAAAGATGATTGAACATAATTTATTGTTAGTCCCCAATACGTCAAATGAAAATTGGACGACACATACTTTTAAAAACAAAAAAGGTCAAGAAGTGACAGAATTCATAGTTGAAATGGATTTGAATTATACATGGATTAATGCTGATAAACCAGAAGAACAGTATGAAGTAAGTTATCACGCTTACGGTCAACAAAATGATATTTCACAAGCACATGGCACAGCGTTAACTTATGCTGAACGCTATTTCTTAATGAAGTTCTTTAACATTCCAACTGATGAAGATGACGCAGACGCAAAACAAAAACAAGATAAATATTCAACAGTAAGTCAAGAATTTAAAGACATACTAACTAAAGAAGTTAATGATTTTATAGCCATAGCTAAAGAAAGTGGATTCGCGGAAAAATACCAGGAACAAATTAACAAATTAGAAAAAATGAACGTCGAAGCACTGAATAAAAACCAAATCAATGTAACCAGACAACAGATAAAAAAATGGCTTGGAGGAATTGAACAATGAATACAGTAAATTTAATTGGGAACCTAGTGGCAGATCCAGAGTTAAAAGGTCAAAACAACAACGTAGTTAACTTTGTAATCGCAGTACAGAGACCATTCAAAAACAAACAAACTAACGAATATGAAACAGACTTCATTCGTTGTGTTGCATTTGGTAAGACTGCTGAAATCATCGCTAATAACTTTAATAAAGGTAATAAAATTGGCGTTACTGGTTCAATACAAACCGGTAGTTATGAAAATAATCAAGGACAGAAAGTGTTTACTACAGACATCGCAGTCAACAATATAACTTTCGTTGAACGTAAAAACAACGGTCAATCTAACAACCAACAACAGCATAATTCATATAACGCACCACAGAATAGACAGCAATCAAATAATCCATTTGCTAATGCTAATGGTCCTATAGAAATCTCTGACGATGATTTACCTTTCTAGGACGTGATTAAATGGCTCAAATCAAAAACTATATCACTCAAGATGACGGCACAACAACAGTCGTTATCGAGGGTGCCGAGCTAGGAGACAAAGAAACATTATTACTTGATAACGGCTACGAAGTCGAATGTGATTTGCGAATCGAAGACCCATTCAAAATAACAGACAAGCAACGAAGAAAAATATTTGCGCTCTGTAACGACATAGAGAGCCACACAGGCCAACCACGTGACTATATGAGGTATTTGTTCCAAGAATATGTAACGGTTCTGTATGACTATGACAAGAGTATTTCGTTAAGTGACTGTACACGGATGCAAGCGAATCAAATTATCGAGGTAACACTCGATTGGATATTTCACAACGACATACCGCTTAGTTATAAAACAAGCGACTTGCTGAAACAAGATAAATCATTCTTATACTGGTCAACTGTTAACCGCAACTGTGTAATATGCGGAAAGCCTCACGCTGACCTAGCACATTATGAAGCAGTTGGCAGAGGCATGAACAGAAACAAAATGAACCACTATGACAAACATGTATTAGCGTTATGTCGCGAACATCACAACGAGCAACATGCGATTGGCGTTAAGTCGTTTGATGATAAATACCACTTGCATGACTCGTGGATAAAAGTTGATGAGAGGCTCAACAAAATGCTGAAAGGAGGAGAATAATGGTTAAATCGATATTTTTACAAGATGGAGAAGAAATTTTAGTTGATGATGAAGATTACGAGAGAGTTAATCAGCATACTTGGCATAAAGCTTTTAAAGATAATTACAGAATGATTGTGAATAGTGATAAAAAGCATTTACCTGATTTTATTCTAAAAAAAAGTTTCCAAAAAATAAAAAACAATGATTTCACAAGAAAAAATCTAACAACTGAAGGTAATAAAACAAGATGGAGCAAAGCGAAGTGTAACAATTCATCTAAATATAAAGGCGTTTCATGGGATAAAAAAAATAATAATTGGTATGCATGTATAGCTGTTGATAAAAAAACCAAAAACTTAGGTCACTTTGTAAATGAAGATGAAGCAGCAAAAGCTTACAACAATGCAGTTAATGAATATTGGGGTGGTGTTGGTTACCTTAATATAATTGGAGAAGATAATAGGCTGAAAAAAAGAAACTATAAAACAAACATAAAGCAATTGAAGAGGGGAACTGATAAAAACAATTTAAGAGGAATAAACAAAATAAAACATAGATATTATTCAAAAATATTTTATTCTGGCAACTATATAGCGTTAGGCGGATATGACGATTTAAACAAAGCGAGATTAGTTTACAACAAATGTTCGTCATACCTGCATGGATCTGACGCGATCCTTAACGACGTACCTATGACAGATGAACTTAAAGAATTCATATCTAACTGGGAAGTACCGGACAAAATAAAAGCGCTGAAAGGAGAAGACAATGGGAGAAGTATCGTGGATAAAACTTAAAGTTGGCATGTTTGATGACAGCAAAATCAAATATATCGAAGCTTTACCCGAAAGAGATACGATCATAACCATTTGGGTTAAGTTGCTAACTTTATCAGGAAAGTACAACGAACAAGGTTACATTATGTTATCTGAAAACTTGCCGTATAACGAAGAAATGTTAGCAAATGAGTTTAGCCGACCTATTAACTCAATAAGGTTAGCAATACAAACTTTTGAGACGTTGGGCATGATTGAAAAAGTTAATGGTGTCATAAAAGTGACAAACTGGGAAAAACACCAAAACATTGAAGGACTCGAGAAAATCAGGGCTCAGAACAGGTTGAGGAAACAAAAGCAACGAGAAAACAACAGAAAATTGCTAAATGGTCACGTGACGTCACGTGACAGTCACGCAACAGAAGAAGATAAAGAATTAGATAAAGAATTAGAAAGAGATAAAGAAAAAGATATAGATAAGAACTTAAGTTCAAATAATAGCGCAACTGACGTTACGCATGAGCAATTTGAGGAATGGTGGAAACTTTACAACAAGAAAAAAGATAAGAAGATGTCTTTCACTAAATTCAAATCATGCGTAAAGAAACATACTTTTGAGCAAATCATGCAAGGTACTCGAGAGTATTTAAAAACTATTACAGACAAACAATATCAAAAGTACCCTAAAACGTTTTTAACTAACGAAAGCTATATGAATGATTATAGCGAAGAGATTAAAGAAACTGGTATAGATCAATTGGAACGTATGAAGTACGACGAAAGTTATTGGGACTAGGAGGATGTTATGAAACCGTTATTCAACGAAAAAATAAACGAAAGTTTAAAAAAATATCAACCAATCGAAGTAATACTAAGACAGAATTGCGATAAATGCGGGCATCAATATGACTTATATAAGTTTGAAAATGGATATGAATACAAAGACGGTTGCGAATGTGAAATTCAAAGATTGGCTTACGAAGAATACAAAAGGAATAAACAAAAGAAACTTGATTATATTTTCAATCAATCAAATGTTAATCCGTCATTAAGAGATGCAACGGTTAACAACTATAAGCCACAAAATGAAAAACAAGTAAAAGCTAAACAAACAGCAATAGAGTATGTACAGGGTTTCTCTACAAAAGAACCAAAATCATTAATATTGCAAGGTTCATATGGAACTGGTAAAAGCCACCTAGCATACGCTATCGCAAAAGCAGTCAAATCTAAAGGGTATACAGTTGCTTTTATGCACATACCAATGTTGATGGATCGTATCAAAGCGACATACAACAAAAATGCAGTTGAAACTACAGACGAGCTAGTCAGATTGCTAAGTGATATTGATTTACTTGTACTAGATGATATGGGTGTAGAAAACACAGAGCACACTTTAAATAAACTTTTCAGCATTGTTGATAACAGAGTAGGTAAAAACAACATCTTTACAACTAACTTTAGTGATAAAGAACTAAATCAAAATATGAACTGGCAACGTATCAATTCAAGAATGAAACACAACGCGAGAAAAGTAAGAGTAATCGGAGACGATTTCAGGGAGCGAGATGCATGGTAACCAAAGAATTTTTAAAAACTAAACTTGAGTGTTCAGATATGTATGCTCAGAAACTCATAGACGAGGCACAGGGCGATGAAAATAGGTTGTACGACCTATTTATCCAAAAACTTGCAGAACGTCACACACGCCCCGCTGTCGTCGAATATTAAGGAGTGTTAAAAATGCCGAAAGAAAAATATTACTTATACCGAGAAGATGGCACGGAAGATATTAAGGTCATCAAACATGAAGATAACGAGAATGAAGTTTATTCGCTCACAGGAGCCCATTTCAGCGACGAAAAGAAAATTATGACTGATAGTGACCTAAAACGATTCAAAGGCGCTCACGGGCTTCTATATGAGCAAGAACTAGGATTACAAGCAACGATATTTGATATTTAGAGGTGCACGATGAGTAAATACAACGCTAAGAAAGTTGAGTATAAAGGGATTGTATTTGATAGCAAAGTAGAGTGCGAATATTACCAATATTTAGAAAGTAATATGAATGGCACTAACTATGATCGTATCGAACTACAACCGAAATTTGAATTATTACCAAAACTAGATAAACAACGAAAGATTGAATATATTGCAGACTTCGCGTTATATCTCGATGACAAACTGATTGAAGTTATCGACATTAAAGGTATGCCAACCGAAGTAGCAAAACTTAAAGCTAAGATGTTCAGACACAAATACAGAAACATAAAACTCAATTGGATATGTAAAGCGCCTAAGTATACAGGTAAAACATGGATTACGTACGAGGAATTAATTAAAGCAAGACGAGAACGCAAAAGAGAAATGAAGTGATCTAATGCAACAACAAGCATATATAAACGCAACGATTGATATAAGAATACCTACCGAAGTTGAATATCAGCATTTTGATGATGTGGATAAAGAAAAAGAAACGCTGGCAGATTACTTATATAACAATCCTGACGAAATACTAGAGTATGACAATTTAAAAATTAGAAATGTAAATGTAGAGGTGGAATAAATGGGCAGTGTTGTAATCATTAATAATAAACCATATAAATTTAACAATTTTGAAAAAGAACTAATGGCAAAGCGCGGGATAAACGCTGGAATTGTTTCTAAACGTGTTAGAGGTTGTTGGGAGTTTTCAGAAGCTTTAGACGCGCCTTATGGCATGCACCTAAAAGAATATAGAGAAATGAAACAAATGGAAAAGATTAAACAAGCGAGACTCGAACGTGAATTGGAAAGAGAGCGAAAGAAAGAGGCTGAGCTACGTAAGAAGAAGCCACATTTGTTTAATGTACCTCAGAAACATTCACGTGATCCGTACTGGTTCGATGTCACTTATAACCAAATGTTCAAGAAATGGAGTGAAGCATAATGAGCGTAATAAGTAACAGAAAAGTAGATATGAACAAAACGCAAGACAATGTTAAGCAACCTGCACATTACACATACGGCGACATTGAAATTATAGATTTTATCGAACAAGTTACGGCACAGTACCCACCACAATTAGCATTCACAATAGGTAATGCAATCAAATACCTGTCTAGAGCACCGTTAAAGAACGGTCATGAGGATTTAGCAAAGGCGAAGTTTTACGTCCAAAGAGCCTTTGACTTGTGGGATTGATGACCATGATAGATAACGCACGCAAAGAATACTTAAACCAATTTTTCGGATCTAAGAGATATCTGTATCAGGATAACGAGCGAGTGGCGCATATCCATGTAGTAAACGGCACTTATTACTTTCATGGGCATATCGTACCAGGTTGGCAAGGCGTGAAAAAGACATTTGATACAGCGGAAGAGCTCGAAATATATATAAAGCAACATGGTTTGGAATATGAGGAACAGAAGCAACTAACTTTATTTTAAGGAGATGTAAAAATGAAAATCAAAGTTAAAAAAGAAATGAGACTAGATGAATTAATTAAGTGGGCGCGAGAAAATCCGGAGCTATCAAAAGGAAAAATTTTTCTTGCAAAAGTTTTTAGTAATGGATTCGTTCGTTTTCAACGAAATACAAATACGTGTTCGATATCAAGTTTTATTCCAATTGATACTCCTTTCATAGTTGAAGTTGAAGAGGAAATCACAGAAGATACAGTATTTGATAGGTTGTTTGAAGTGTACGAGCTTCAAGAGGGAGCCTATATGTCAGCGTTACACACAAGTATTAGTATCAACGAACGTTTAGAGAACACGTTTTTCCCTACCAAAGCATTCTATATCTTAAACGATGACATGACGATGACATTGATTTGGAAAGATGGGGAGTTGCTAGTATGATGTTGAAATTTAAAGCTTGGGATAAAGATAAAAAAGTTATGAGTATTATTGACGAAATCGATTTTAATAGTGGGTACATTTTGATTTCAACAGGTTATAAAAGTTTCAATGAAGTAAAACTATTACAATACACAGGATTTAAAGATGTGCACGGTGTGGAGATTTATGAAGGGGATATTGTTCAAGATTGTTATTCGAGAGAAGTAAGTTTTATCGAGTTTAAAGAAGGAGCCTTTTATATAACTTTTAGCAATGTAACTGAATTACTAAGTGAAAATGACGATATTATTGAAATTGTTGGAAATATTTTTGAAAATGAGATGCTATTGGAGGTTATGAGATGACGTTCACCTTATCAGATGAACAATATAAAAATCTTTGTACTAACTTTATTTTAGAGGAGATGAAAATGATGAGAATTAAAACTGCAAGCATAGAGGTCGAAAAAGTGGAGGTAGTAGTATGATGCCGAAATATCGAGTGTGGGACGAATATACAGGAAGAATACACGATGTTGTAGGATTCGACTTCATTGAGACTGAAGTTCACTATGAAAACTACGCGGAAGCAGAAGCTTTAATACATGCAAGAGATTTTAAAGATGTAGAACTTATGCAAAGTACAGGACTTAAAGACAAAAACAACAACGAAATATATGCGGGAGATATAGTTGAGTTTGAAGATGAAATATTAGAGATGCCAGACGATGAATCTGTAATAGGAACAATTAATAGAGCAGTAATATCTATTGATGTTGTAAATGGTATTCAATTAAAAGATTTTATGTTTGAGGGCGCAGTCTCCGAAAATGATTACTTTGAGTATATAGACATAAAATCCTTCCTTAGATATGACTGTGAGGTTAAAGGCAACATATTTGAATCATCACATTTATTGGAGGTAACAGAATGAACTATGAAACAGGGGTCCAACTAGGTGTAATGGACGCTAGGTTGAAGAAGATGAGAAAACAACGTGATGAGTACAAGAAGCAACGAGATGAGCTTATTGGGGATATAGGTAAGTTAAGAGAACGTAACAAAGATCTAGAGAAGAAAGCAAGCGCATGGGATAGGTATTGCAAGAGCGTTGAAAAAGATTTAATAAACGAATTCGGCAACGATGATGAAAGAGTTAAATTTGGGATGGAATTAAACAATAAAATTTTTACGGAGGATGACACAAATGGATAACCGTGAACAAATAGAACAATCAGTGATCAGTGCTAGTGCGTATAACGGCAATGACACAGAGGGATTGCTAAAAGAGATTGAGGACGTGTATAAGAAAGCGCAAGCGTTTGATGAAATACTTGAGGGAATGACAAATGCTATTCAACATTCAGTTGAAGAAGGTATTGAACTTGATGAAGCAGTAGGAATTATAGCAGGTCAAGTTGTCTATAAATATGAGGAGGAGCAGGAAAATGACTAACACATTAACAGTAGATCAATTACAAGAGTTATTACAAATACAAAAGGAGTTTGACGATAGAATTCCAACACTTAATTTACAAGATAGTAAGGTTGCGTATGTTGTTGAATTCTTTGAATGGTTTAATACATTGGAAACGTTTAAAAACTGGAAAAAGAAACCAGGTAAGCCATTAGATGTGCAGTTAGATGAGTTAGCAGACATGTTGGCGTTTGGATTGAGTATTGCGAATCAACAATCAGACGATATGGAAGAAATTTTGGATTATGTAGAAGATGGCATTTTTACCGATTGTATAGATAGTGTTGAAATTGATTTTAATGACAGTGATATAGTTGATGAATTTATGTCAGATATAGACGAATTATACAACGGTTGGTTTAGTATTAATTTATTCTTACCATTCGCTATTGCAATCCAATACTACACTATCGACAAACTTATCTCAGCTTATAAAAAGAAAATGGAGCGAAATCATGCAAGACAAGATGGAACAGCAGACACAGAAAAAGGTTACGTGTAAAGACATCTTAGATCGAGTCAAGGAGGTTTTGGGGAAGTGACACAATATTTAGTCACAACATTCAAAGATTCAACAGGACGTAAACATACGCACATAACTAAAGTTAAGAGTAATCAAAGGTTTACAGTTGTTGAGGCAGAGAGTAAAGAAGAAGCGAAAGAGAAATATGAGGCACGGAACAAACCAGTTGATGGAGCGACCAACTTAAACGATATCAAATCAAATATTGGTATCTTTCACGTTGAAAAAGTCGAACCAAACGAGGGTATGGTGGATATTAATATTGAGACAATGAAACCATTCGAGGAGGCAGATGATGATTAACATACCTAAAATGAAATTCCCGAAAAAGTACACTGAAATAATCAAAAAATATAAAAATAAAACACCTGAAGAAAAAGCTAAGATTGAAGATGATTTCATTAAAGAAATTAATGATAAAGACAGTGAATTTTACAGTCCTATGATGGCTAATATGAATGAACATGAATTAAGGGCTATGTTAAGAATGATGCCTAGTTTAATTGATACTGGAGATGGCAATGATGATTAAAAAACTTAAAAATATGGATTGGTTCGATATCTTTATTGCTGGAATACTGCGATTATTCGGCGTAATCGCACTGATGCTTGTTGTCATATCGCCTATCTATACAGTGGCTAGTTACCAACACAAAGAAACGCACCAAGGAACAATTACAGATAAATATAACAAGAGACAAGATAAAGAAGACAAGTTCTATATTGTATTAGACAACAAGCAAGTCATTGAAAATTCCGACTTATTATTCAAAAAGAAATTTGATAGTGCAGATATACAAGCTAGGTTAAAAGTAGGCGATAAAGTAGAAGTTAAGACAATTGGATATAGAATACACTTTTTAAATTTATATCCGGTCTTATACGAAGTAAAGAAGGTAGATAAATAATGATTAAACAAATATTAAGACTATTATTCTTGCTAGCAATGTATGAGCTAGGTAAGTATGTAACTGAACAAGTATATATTATGATGACGGCTAATGATGATGTAGAGGCGCCGAGTGACTTTGAAAAAATCAGAGCTGAAGTTTCATGGTAATAGATATTATCATTTTTGAATTAATTATATTAATGTGTTTAGCAATAGCACTGGAGGTGTTGTAAATATGTGGATTGTCATTTCAATTGTTTTATCTATATTTTTATTGATCTTGTTAAGTAGCATTTCTCATAAGATGAAAACCATAGAAGCATTGGAGTATATGAATGCTTATCTTTTCAAGCAGTTAGTAAAAAATAATGGTGTTGAAGGTTTAGAAGATTATGAAAATGAAGTTGAACGAATTAGAAAAAGATTCAAAAGCTAAAGAGAGGCGTTGGCTTCTCTGCTCTATCTAAAATAATGAAAGGAGCCGAACATGTTAGACAAAGTCACTCAAATAGAAATAATTAAATATGATCGTGATGTCTCATATTCTTATGCTGCTAGTCGTTTATCCACACATTGGACTAATCACAATATGGCTTGGTCTGACTTTATGCAGAAGCTAGCACAAACAGTTAGAACTAAAGAAGATTTAACTGAGTACAATAAAATGCCTAAGTCTGAACAAGCAGATATAAAAGATGTTGGCGGATTTGTCGGTGGTTATTTAAAAGAAGGCAAACGACGTGCTGGTCAAGTCATGAATCGTTCAATTCTGAAAAAGAAAGAAAAGTATATGAAGAATTAGAAAAAAACTATATTTTAGAATCGGAAGAAGAAGGAACAGTTGTAGCTCAGAATGGGGCATCATTAAGTCAAAAACTACTTCAACTATCTAACGGTGCAGTTTATACAGATGATGAAGATGTAAGACTTATACATGATAAGAAGTTAGATAAGTTAGAGGAAATTATAGAGGAGTCTCAAGGCCAACCAATATTATTGTTTTATAACTTCAAACATGATAAAGAAAGAATACTTCAAAGGTTTAAGGAAGCAACCACATTAGAGGATTCAAACTATAAAGAACGTTGGAATAGTGGAGACATTAAGCTGCTTATAGCACATCCAGCAAGTGCAGGGCATGGATTAAACTTACAACAAGGTGGGCACATTATTGTTTGGTTTGGACTTACATGGTCATTGGAATTATACCAACAAGCAAATGCAAGATTATATAGACAAGGACAAAATCATACGACTATTATTCATCACATCATGACCGATAACACAATAGATCAAAGAGTATATAAAGCTTTACAAAATAAAGAACTAACGCAAGAAGAATTGATGAAAGCTATTAAAGCAAGAATAGCTAAGCATAAGTAATGGAGGTATAAGATGGGAAAGGCGTCATATGATATTAAGCCAGGAACATTTAAATATATTGAATCAGAAATATATAATTTAAATGAGAACAAGAAAGAGATAAATAGATTGAGAATGGAGATACTTAACCCAACGAAAGAACTAGACACCAACATTGTGTATGGACCGTTACAAAAAGGAGAGCCAGTTAGAACAACTGAGTTAATGGCGACAAGGTTATTGACTAATAAGATGTTACGTAACTTAGAAGAGATGGTTGAAGCAGTTGAAAGTGAGTACTTAAAGTTACCTGAAGATCATAAGAAAGTAATAAGGTTAAAGTATTGGAATAAAGATAAGAAGCTAAAGATAGAACAAATAGGGGATGCTTGTCACATGCATCGCAATACAGTTACTACAATACGAAAGAACTTTGTTAAAGCGATAGCGTATCATGCAGGTATCAAATAACATTGTGCAAAGATTGTGCAAAAGGCCTACAAATCTGTAGTAATATGATAGTATCGGAAAGATGTATAAAGTTATCTGAAAGTTATACGACATAAATACATGAGGCACATCGCTAAGCGGTGTGTCTTTTGTTATGCAATCAAAGAGGTGTAAGAGATGACCAAGCATAATAACATTTATAAGCATGGTCGTAAGTCATATCAATACGATTGGTTCTATCATTCAAAAGCATGGAAGAAGTTAAGAGAGATAGCATTAGATAGAGATAATTATCTTTGTCAAATGTGTTTACGCGAAGATATTATAACAGATGCAAAGATTGTGCATCACATTATTTATGTTGATGAAGATTTTAACAAAGCTTTAGACTTAGATAATCTAATGTCAGTTTGTTATAGCTGTCATAACAAAATTCATGCAAATGATAATGACAAAAGTAATCTTAAGAAAATTAGAGTTCTAAAAATTTAAATAAAAAAATTATTTAAATAAAATTTTATGCCCCCCTGCCCATCGGCTTAAAATGTTTTTTCGCCGGGTACCGGAGAGGCCCAAACGCTAGCAACGCGGATAAATTTTTCATGAAAGGGGGTCTTTATATGAAGTTAACAAAAAAACAGCTAAAAGAATATATAGAAGATTACAAAAAATCTGATGACATATTAATTAATTTATATATAGAAACATATGAATTTTATTGTCGGTTAAGAGATGAACTTAAAAATAGTGATTTAATGATAGAGCATACAAACAAGGCTGGTGCGAGCAATATTATTAAGAATCCATTAAGCATAGAACTGACAAAAACAGTTCAAACACTAAATAACTTACTCAAGTCTATGGGTTTAACTGCAGCACAAAGAAAAAAGATAGTTCAAGAAGAAGGTGGATTCGGTGACTATTAAAGTTTTAAATGAACCTTCACCAAAACTATTAACAACATGGTATGCAGAGCAAGTCACTCAAGGGAAAATAAAAACAAGCAAATATGTTAGAAAAGAATGTGAGAGACATCTTAGATATCTAGAAAATGGAGGTAAATGGGTATTTGATGAAGAATTAGCGCATCGTCCTATTCGATTTATAGAAAAGTTTTGTAAACCTTCCAAAGGATCTAAACGTCAACTTGTATTACAGCCATGGCAACATTTTATTATCGGCAGTTTGTTTGGTTGGGTTCATAAAGAAACAAAACTGCGCAGGTTTAAAGAAGCTTTGATATTTATGGGGCGAAAAAATGGTAAAACAACCACTATTTCTGGGGTTGCTAACTATGCTGTATCACAAGATGGAGAAAATGGTGCAGAAATTCATTTGTTAGCAAACGTAATGAAACAAGCTAGGATTCTATTTGATGAATCTAAGGCGATGATTAAAGCTAGCCCAAAGCTTGATAAAAATTTCAGAACATTAAGAGATGAAATCCATTATGACGCAACGATATCAAAAATTATGCCCCAAGCATCAGATAGCGATAAGTTAGATGGATTGAATACACACATGGGGATTTTTGATGAAATTCATGAATTTAAAGACTATAAATTGATTTCAGTTATAAAAAACTCAAGAGCTGCAAGGTTACAACCTCTTCTCATCTACATTACGACAGCAGGGTATCAATTAGATGGTCCACTTGTTGATATGGTAGAAGCGGGAAGAGACACCTTAGATCAAATCATAGAAGACGAAAGAACTTTTTATTATTTAGCATCTTTGGATGATGACGATGATATTAATGATTCGTCGAACTGGATAAAAGCAAATCCCAACTTAGGTGTCTCTATAAATTTAGATGAGATGAAAGAAGAGTGGGAAAAAGCTAAGAGAACACCAGCTGAACGTGGAGATTTTATAACCAAAAGGTTTAATATCTTTGCTAATAATGACGAGATGAGTTTTATTGATTACCCAACACTCCAAAAAAATAATGAAATTGTTTCTTTAGAAGAGCTGGAAGGCAGACCGTGCACGATTGGTTATGATTTATCAGAAACAGAGGACTTTACAGCCGCGTGTGCTACTTTTGCGTTAGATAATGGTAAAGTTGCAGTTTTATCGCATTCATGGATTCCTAAGCACAAAGTTGAATATTCTAACGAAAAAATACCCTATAGAGAATGGGAAGAAGATGGCTTATTAACAGTGCAAGATAAGCCTTATATTGACTACCAAGATGTTTTAAATTGGATAATTAAGATGAATGAGCATTATGTAGTAGAAAAAATTACTTATGATAGAGCGAACGCATTCAAACTAAATCAAGAGTTAAAAAATTACGGGTTTGAAACGGAAGAAACAAGACAAGGAGCTTTGACCTTGAGCCCTGCATTGAAGGATTTAAAAGAAATGTTTTTAGATGGGAAAATAATATTTAATAATAATCCTTTAATGAAATGGTATATCAATAATGTTCAGTTGAAACTAGACAGAAACGGAAATTGGTTGCCGTCTAAGCAAAGCAGATATCGTAAAATAGATGGCTTTGCAGCATTTTTAAACACATATACAGATATTATGAATAAAGTTGTTTCTGATAGTGGTGAAGGAAACATAGAGTTTATTAGTATTAAAGACATAATGCGTTAAGGAGGTGAATGTTATCGCAAAAGAGAATATTGTCACACGCATAAAGAAAAAATTGATAGACAATTGGATTGATCAGTCAACTTCTAAGCTTTATGACTTTAGCCCATGGAAAAATAGATCTTTTTGGGGTGTAATTAATAATACGCTTGAAACTAATGAAACGATATTTTCAGCTATTACAAAGTTATCTAATTCGATGGCTAGTTTGCCCTTGAAAATGTATGAAGATTATAAAGTAGTTAATACAGAAGTATCTGATTTACTTACAGTGTCACCGAATAATTCTCTGAGCAGTTTTGATTTTATTAATCAAATTGAAACAATCAGAAATGAAAAAGGTAATGCATATGTGCTAATTGAACGAGACATCTATCATCAACCATCAAAGCTTTTCTTATTAAATCCAGATGTTGTTGAAATGTTAATTGAAAATCAATCACGTGAACTTTATTATTCCATTCATGCTGCAACTGGAAATAAATTGATTGTTCATAATATGGACATGTTGCATTTTAAACACATCGTGGCATCTAATATGGTGCAAGGCATTAGTCCGATTGATGTGTTGAAGAATACAACTGATTTTGATAATGCAGTAAGAACCTTTAATCTTACAGAAATGCAAAAACCTGATTCTTTCATGCTTAAATATGGTTCCAATGTAGGTAAAGAAAAAAGGCAGCAAGTGTTAGAAGATTTCAAACAGTACTATGAAGAAAACGGTGGAATATTATTCCAAGAGCCTGGTGTTGAAATCGAACCGTTACCTAAAAAATATGTCTCTGAAGATATAGTGGCAAGCGAGAATTTAACAAGAGAAAGAGTAGCTAACGTTTTTCAATTGCCCTCAGTATTCTTAAATGCAAGATCAAATACAAATTTCGCGAAAAATGAAGAGTTAAACAGATTTTACTTGCAGCATACCTTATTGCCAATCGTCAAACAGTATGAAGAAGAATTTAATCGGAAACTACTTACTAAAACAGACAGAGAAAAAAATAGGTATTTTAAATTTAACGTTAAATCTTATTTAAGGGCTGATAGTGCAACACAAGCAGAAGTGTACTTTAAAGCAGTTCGTAGTGGTTACTACACTATAAATGACATTAGAGAGTGGGAAGATTTACCACCAGTTGAAGGTGGAGATAAGCCGCTAATAAGCGGTGATTTATACCCAATTGACACGCCACTTGAATTAAGAAAATCTTTGAAAGGTGGTGATAAAAATGTCAATGAAAGCTAAGTATTTTCAAATGAAAAGAAAATCAAAAAGTAAAGGTGAAATATTTATTTATGGTGATATTGTAAGTGATAAATGGTTTGAAAGTGATGTAACTGCTACAGATTTCAAAAATAAACTAGATGAACTAGGAGACATCAGTGAAATAGATGTTCATATAAATTCATCTGGAGGCAGTGTATTTGAAGGGCATGCAATATACAATATGCTAAAAATGCATCCTGCAAAAATTAATATCTATGTCGATGCCTTAGCGGCATCAATTGCTAGTGTTATCGCTATGAGTGGTGACACTATTTTTATGCACAAAAATAGTTTTTTAATGATTCATAATTCATGGGTTATGACTGTAGGTAATGCAGAAGAGTTAAGAAAGACAGCGGATTTACTTGAAAAAACAGATGCTGTTAGTAATTCAGCGTATTTAGATAAAGCAAAAGACTTAGATCAAGAACAATTAAAACAGATGTTAGATGCAGAAACTTGGCTTACTGCAGAAGAAGCCTTGTCTTTCGGCTTGATAGATGAAATTTTAGGAGCTAATGAAATAGCTGCTAGTATCTCTAAAGAGCAATATAAGCGTTTCGAGAACGTCCCAGAAGATTTAAAGAAAGATGTAGACAAAATCACTAAAATTGATGATGTAGATACATCTGAATTGGTTGAAACACCTAAAGAAAGCATGTCACTAGAAGAAAAAGAAAAAAGAGAAAAAATTAAACGCGAATGCGAAATTTTAAAAATGACAATGAGTTATTAGGAGGAAATGAAATGCCGACATTATATGAATTAAAACAATCATTAGGTATGATTGGACAACAATTAAAAAATAAAAATGATGAGTTGAGTCAGAAAGCAACAGATCCAAATATTGATATGGAAGACATCAAACAACTAGAAACAGAAAAAGCAGGCTTACAACAAAGATTTAACATTGTTGAAAGACAAGTACAAGACATTGAAGAAAAAGAAAAAGCGAAAGTTAAAGACACAGGAGAAGCTTATCAATCTTTAAATGATCATGAGAAGATGGTTAAAGCTAAGGCAGAGTTTTATCGTCACGCGATTTTACCAAATGAATTTGAAAAACCTTCAATGGAGGCACAACGTTTATTACACGCTTTACCAACAGGTAATGATTCAGGTGGAGATAAGCTCTTACCAAAAACACTTTCTAAAGAAATTGTTTCAGAACCATTTGCTAAAAACCAATTACGTGAAAAAGCTCGTCTAACTAACATTAAAGGTTTAGAGATTCCAAGAGTTTCATACACTTTAGACGATGATGATTTCATTACAGACGTAGAAACAGCAAAAGAATTAAAATTAAAAGGTGATACAGTCAAGTTCACTACTAATAAATTCAAAGTATTTGCTGCAATTTCAGATACTGTAATTCATGGATCAGATGTAGATTTAGTAAACTGGGTTGAAAACGCACTACAATCAGGATTAGCAGCTAAAGAGCGTAAAGATGCCTTAGCAGTAAGTCCTAAATCTGGATTAGAACACATGTCATTTTATAATGGATCTGTTAAAGAAGTTGAGGGAGCAGACATGTATGATGCTATTATTAACGCTTTAGCAGATTTACATGAAGATTACCGTGATAACGCAACAATTTATATGCGATATGCAGATTATGTCAAAATTATTAGTGTTCTTTCAAATGGAACAACAAATTTCTTTGACACACCAGCAGAAAAAGTATTTGGCAAACCAGTAGTATTTACAGATGCAGCAGTTAAACCTATTGTGGGAGATTTCAATTATTTTGGAATTAACTATGATGGAACAACTTATGACACTGATAAAGATGTTAAAAAAGGCGAATATTTGTTTGTATTAACAGCATGGTATGATCAGCAACGTACATTAGACAGTGCATTCAGAATTGCAAAAGCAAAAGAAAATACAGGTTCATTACCCAGCTAAACCCCAAAAGGTTAATGTAACAGCTAAGGCTAAATCAGCTGTAATATCAGCCGAATAGGGGTGATGAAATGAGTTTGGAAGAAATTAAATTGTGGTTGAGAATTGACTATAATTTCGAAAATGATTTAATTGAAGGTCTCATTCAATCGGCTAAGTCTGAATTATTATTAAGTGGGGTTCCAGATTATGACAAAGATGACTTGGAATACCCGCTTTTTTGTACAGCGATTAAATATATCATTGCAAGAGATTATGAAAGTCGTGGATACTCAAATGACCAATCTAGAAGCAAGGTGTTTAATGAAAAAGGATTGCAAAAAATGATTTTGAAATTAAAAAAGTGGTAGGTGATTTTTAAATGGAATTTAATGAATTTAAAGATCGCGCATATTTTTTTCAATATGTAAATAAAGGGCCGTATCCAGATGAAGAGGAAAAAATGAAATTGTATAGTTGCTTTTGTAAAATATATAATCCTTCTATGAAAGATAGAGAAATTTTAAAAGCGACTGAATCAAAGTCAGGACTAACCATAATTATGAGGTCTTCTAAAATTGAATATCTACCACAAACAAATCACTTAGTTAAAATTGACAGAGGCTTATATTCCGATAAATTATTCAACATTAAAGAAATAAGAATTGATACACCAGATATTGGCTATAATACAGTGGTTTTATCAGAAAAATGAGTGTAGAAATTAAAGGGATACCTGAAGTGTTGAAGAAATTAGAATCGGTATACGGTAAACAATCAATGCAAGCTAAGAGTGATAGAGCTTTAAATGAAGCATCTGAATTTTTTATAAAGGCTTTAAAGAAAGAATTCGAGAGTTTTAAAGATACGGGTGCTAGCATAGAAGAAATGACTAAATCTAAGCCTTATACAAAAGTAGGAAGTCAAGAAAGAGCTGTTTTAATTGAATGGGTAGGCCCTATGAATCGCAAAAACATTATTCACTTGAATGAACATGGTTATACAAGAGATGGAAAAAAATATACACCAAGAGGTTTTGGAGTTATTGCAAAAACATTAGCTGCTAATGAACGGAAGTATAGAGAAATTATAAAAAAGGAGTTGGCCAGATAAATGAATATATTAAACACCATAAAAGAAATTTTATTATCTGATGCAGAGCTCCAAACATATATAAATTCTAGAATATACTATTATAAAGTCACTGAAAATGCTGAAACTTCCAAACCTTTTGTTGTTATTACACCTATTTATGATTTACCTTCAGACTTCATGTCTGATAAATATCTTAGTGAAGAATACTTAATTCAAATAGATGTAGAATCTTCAAATAATCAGAAAACAATTGATATAACAAAACGAATAAGATATCTGTTATATCAACAAAATTTAATTCAAGCATCTAGTCAGTTAGATGCTTATTTTGAAGAAACTAAACGTTATGTGATGTCGAGACGTTATCAAGGCATACCAAAAAATATATATTATAAAAATCAGCGCATCGAATAGGTGTGCTTTTTAATTTTTAAGGAGGAAATAAGCAATGGCAGAAGGACAAGGTTCTTATAAAGTAGGTTTTAAAAGATTATACGTTGGAGTTTTTAACCCAGAAGCAACAAAAGTAGTTAAACGCATGACATGGGAAGATGAAAAAGGTGGTACAGTTGACTTAAATATCACAGGTTTAGCACCAGATTTAGTAGATATGTTTGCATCTAACAAACGTGTATGGATGAAAAAACAAGGTACTAATGAAGTTAAGTCTGACATGAGTATTTTCAATATTCCAAGTGATGATTTAAACACAGTTATTGGACGTACTAAAGATAAAAATGGTACATCTTGGGTAGGAGAGAATACAAGAGCACCGTATGTAACAGTAATTGGCGAATCGGAAGATGGTTTAACAGGTCAGCCGGTATATGTAGCCTTACTTAAAGGTACTTTTAGTTTAGATTCAATTGAATTTAAAACACGAGGTGAAAAAGCAGAAGCCCCAGAACCTACAAAATTAACAGGTGACTGGATGAATAGAAAAGTTGATGTTGATGGAACGTCACAAGGTATTGTATACGGTTATCATGAAGGTAAAGAAGGAGAAGCAGAATTCTTCAAAAAAGTATTCGTTGGATACACGGACAGTGAAGATCATTCAGAGGATTCTGCAGGTTCGTTACCCAGCTAACCCCCAAAATGTTGAAGTAGCAGTTAATTCAAAATCTGCAACAGTTTCAGCAGAATAGGGGCTTTCAAAATAAATCAAAGGAGAATAATTTATGACTAAAACTTTAAAGGTTTATAAAGGAGACGACGTCGTAGCTTCTGAACAAGGTGAAGGCAAAGTGTCAGTAACTTTATCTAATTTAGAAGCGGATACAACTTATCCAAAAGGTACTTACCAAGTGGCATGGGAAGAAAATGGTAAAGAATCTAGTAAAGTTGATGTACCTCAATTCAAAACCAATCCAATTCTAGTCTCAGGCGTATCATTTACACCAGAAACTAAATCAATTATGGTAAATACCGATGACAATGTTGAGCCAAACATTGCACCAAGCACAGCAACGAATAAAATATTGAAATATACAAGTGAACATCCAGAATTTGTTACTGTAGATGAAAATACAGGAGCAATTCACGGTGTAGCTGAAGGTACTTCAGTAATCACTGCTACGTCTACTGATGGAAGCGATAAGTCAGGACAAATTTCAGTGACAGTAACAAACGGATAGGGATTTAAGGCGCAGTATATCTGCGTCTTTTTTATTTGAATAAAAGGAGCTAATACAATGATTAAATTTGAAATTAAAGATCGTAAAACAGGAAAAACAGAGAGCTATACAAAAGAAGATGTAACAATGGGCGAAGCAGAAAAATGCTATGAGTATTTAGAATTAGTAAATCAAGAGAATAAAAAAGAAGCACCTAACGCAACAAAAATGAGACAAAAAGAGCGACAGTTATTAGTAGATTTATTTAAAGATGAAGGATTGACTGAAGAAGATGTTCTGAACAAGATGAGCACTAAAACTTATACAAAAGCCTTGAAAGATATATTTCGAGAAATCAATGGTGAAGATGAAGAAGATTCAGAAACTGAACCAGAAGAGATGGGAAAGACAGAAGAACAATCTCAATAAGAGACATTTTATCGAACATTAAGAAAATACAACGTTTCTGTATGGAACAGTATGGGTGGACATTAACTGAAGTCAGAAAACAACCGTATGTAAAACTTTTAGAAATACTTAATGAAGAGAATAAAGAAGAGACTGAAGAAAAACAAAGTGAACAAAAAGTCATTACAGGTACGGATTTAAGAAAACTTTTTGGAAGCTAGAAAGGAGGTTAATATGAATGAAAAAGTAGAAGGCATGACCTTGGAGCTGAAATTAGACCATTTAGGTGTCCAAGAAGGCATGAAAGGTTTAAAGCGACAATTAGGTGTTGTTAATAGTGAAATGAAAGCTAATCTGTCAGCATTTGATAAGTCTGAAAAATCAATGGAAAAATATCAGGCGAGAATTAAGGGGTTAAATGATAGGCTTAAAGTTCAAAAAAAGATGTATTCTCAAGTAGAAGATGAGCTTAAACAAGTTAACGCTAATTACCAAAAAGCTAAATCCAGTGTAAAAGATGTTGAGAAAGCATATTTAAAGTTAGTAGAAGCCAATAAAAAAGAAAAATTAGCTCTTGATAAATCTAAAGAAGCCTTAAAATCATCGAATACAGAACTTAAAAAAGCTGAAAATCAATATAAACGTACAAATCAACGTAAACAAGATGCGTATCAAAAACTTAAACAGTTGAGAGATGCAGAACAAAAGCTTAAGAATAGTAACCAAGCTACTACTGCACAACTAAAAAGAGCAAGTGACGCAGTACAGAAGCAGTCCGCTAAGCATAAAGCACTTGTTGAACAATATAAACAAGAAGGCAATCAAGTTCAAAAACTAAAAGTGCAAAATGACAATCTTTCAAAATCAAATGATAAAATTGAAAGTTCTTACGCTAAAACTAATACTAAATTAAAGCAAACAGAAAAAGAATTTAATGATTTAAACAATACTATTAAGAATCATAGCGCTAATGTCGCAAAAGCTGAAACAGCTGTTAATAAAGAAAAAGCTGCTTTAAATAATTTGGAGCGTTCAATAGATAAAGCTTCATCCGAAATGAAGACTTTTAACAAAGAACAAATGATAGCTCAAAGTCATTTCGGTAAACTTGCAAGTCAAGCGGATGTCATGTCAAAGAAATTTAGTTCTATTGGAGACAAAATGACTTCCCTGGGACGTACAATGACGATGGGCGTATCTACACCAATTACTTTAGGGTTAGGTGCAGCATTAAAAACAAGTGCAGACTTTGAAGGCCAAATGTCTCGAGTTGGAGCGATTGCGCAAGCAAGCAGTAAAGACTTGAAAAGCATGTCTAATCAAGCAGTTGACTTAGGAGCTAAAACCAGTAAAAGTGCTAACGAAGTTGCTAAAGGTATGGAAGAATTGGCAGCTTTAGGCTTTAATGCCAAACAAACAATGGAGGCTATGCCAGGTGTTATCAGCGCAGCAGAAGCAAGTGGTGCAGAAATGGCTACAACTGCAACTGTAATGGCTTCAGCGATTAACTCTTTCGGTTTAAAAGCATCTGATGCAAATCATGTTGCTGATTTACTTGCGAGATCAGCAAATGATAGTGCTGCAGATATTCAGTACATGGGAGATGCATTGAAGTATGCTGGTACTCCTGCAAAAGCATTAGGAGTTTCAATAGAGGACACTTCCGCAGCAATTGAAGTTTTATCTAACTCAGGTTTAGAGGGTTCTCAAGCAGGTACTGCCCTAAGAGCTTCATTTATCAGGCTAGCTAATCCAAGTAAAAATACAGCTAAGGAAATGAAAAAATTAGGTATTCATTTGTCTGATGCTAAAGGTCAATTTGTTGGCATGGGTGAATTGATTAGACAGTTCCAAGATAATATGAAAGGCATGACGAGAGAACAAAAACTAGCTACAGTGGCTACAATAGTTGGTACTGAAGCAGCAAGTGGATTTTTAGCCTTGATTGAAGCGGGACCAGATAAAATTAATAGCTATAGTAAATCCTTAAAGAATTCCAATGGCGAAAGTAAAAAAGCAGCAGATTTGATGAAAGATAATCTCAAAGGCGCTCTGGAACAATTAGGTGGCGCTTTTGAATCATTAGCAATCGAAGTCGGTAAAGATTTAACGCCTATGATTAGAGCAGGAGCGGAAGGTTTAACAAAATTAGTTGATGGATTTACACATCTCCCTGGTTGGGTTAGAAAAGCTTCAGTAGGATTAGCACTTTTTGGTGCATCTATTGGCCCTGCTGTTCTTGCTGGTGGCTTATTAATACGTGCAGTTGGAAGCGCGGCTAAAGGCTATGCATCATTAAATAGACGCATTGCTGAAAATACAATACTGTCTAATACCAATTCAAAAGCAATGAAATCTTTAGGTCTTCAAACCTTATTTCTTGGTTCTACAACAGGAAAAACGTCAAAAGGCTTTAAAGGATTAGCCGGAGCTATGTTGTTTAATTTAAAACCTATAAATGTTTTGAAAAATTCTGCAAAGCTAGCAATTTTACCGTTCAAACTTTTGAAAAACGGTTTAGGATTAGCCGCAAAATCCTTATTTGCAGTAAGTGGAGGCGCAAGATTTGCTGGTGTAGCCTTAAAGTTTTTAACAGGACCTATAGGTGCTACAATAACTGCTATTACAATTGCATATAAAGTTTTTAAAACCGCATATGATCGTGTGGAATGGTTCAGAAACGGTATTAACGGTTTAGGAGAAACTATAAAGTTTTTTGGTGGCAAAATTATTGGCGGTGCTGTTAGGAAGCTAGGAGAGTTTAAAAATTATCTTGGAAGTATAGGCAAAAGCTTCAAAGAAAAGTTTTCAAAGGATATGAAAGATGGTTATAAATCTTTGAGTGACGATGACCTTCTGAAAGTAGGAGTCAACAAGTTTAAAGGATTTATGCAAACCATGGGCACAGCTTCTAAAAAAGCATCTGATACTGTAAAAGTGTTGGGGAAAGGTGTTTCAAAAGAAACAGAAAAAGCTTTAGAAAAATACGTACACTATTCTGAAGAGAACAACAGAATCATGGAAAAAGTACGTTTAAACTCGGGTCAAATAACAGAAGACAAAGCAAAAAAACTTTTGAAAATTGAAGCGGATTTATCTAATAACCTTATAGCTGAAATAGAAAAAAGAAATAAAAAGGAACTCGAAAAAACTCAAGAACTTATTGATAAGTATAGTGCGTTCGATGAACAAGAAAAGCAAAACATTTTAACTAGAACTAAAGAAAAAAATGACTTGCGAATTAAAAAAGAGCAAGAACTCAATCAGAAAATCAAAGAATTGAAAGAAAAAGCTTTAAGTGATGGTCAGATTTCAGAAAATGAAAGAAAAGAAATTGAAAAGCTTGAAAATCAAAGACGTGACATCACTGTTAAAGAATTGAGTAAGACTGAAAAAGAGCAAGAGCGTATTTTAGTAAGAATGCAAAGAAACAGAAATGCTTATTCAATAGACGAAGCGAGCAAAGCAATTAAAGAAGCAGAAAAAGCAAGAAAAGCAAGAAAAAAAGAAGTGGACAAGCAATATGAAGATGATGTCATTGCTATAAAAAATAACGTCAACCTTTCTAAGTCTGAAAAAGATAAATTATTAGCTATTGCTGATCAAAGACATAAGGATGAAGTAAGAAAGGCAAAATCTAAAAAAGATGCTGTAGTAGACGTTGTTAAAAAGCAAAATAAAGATATTGATAAAGAGATGGATTTATCCAGTGGTCGTGTATATAAAAATACTGAAAAGTGGTGGAATGGCCTTAAAAGTTGGTGGTCTAACTTCAGAGAAGACCAAAAGAAGAAAAGTGATAAGTACGCTAAAGAACAAGAAGAAACAGCTCGTAGAAACAGAGAAAATATAAAGAAATGGTTTGGAAATGCTTGGGACGGCGTAAAAACTAAAACTGGTGAAGCCTTTAGTAAAATGGGCAGAAATGCTAATCATTTTGGCGGCGAAATGAAAAAAATGTGGAGTGGAATCAAAGGAATTCCAAGCAAATTAAGTTCAAGTTGGAGCTCAGCCAAAAGTTCTGTAGGATATCACACTAAGGCTATAGCTAATAGTACTGGTAAATGGTTTGGAAAAGCTTGGCAATCTGTTAAATCGACAACAGGAAGTATTTACAATCAAACTAAGCAAAAGTATTCAGATGCCTCAGATAAAGCTTGGGCGCATTCAAAATCTATTTGGAGAGGCACATCAAAATGGTTTAGCAATGCATATAAAAGTGCAAAGGGCTGGCTAACGGATATGGCTAATAAATCGCGCTCGAAATGGGATAATATTTCTAGTACAGCATGGTCGAATGCAAAATCCGTTTGGAAAGGCACATCGAAATGGTTTGGTAACTCATACAAATCTTTAAAAGGTTGGACTGGGGATATGTATTCAAGAGCCCACGATCGTTTTGATGCAATTTCAAGTTCGGCATGGTCTAACGCTAAATCAGTATTTAATGGTTTTAGAAAATGGCTATCAAAAACATATGATTGGATTAGAGATATTGGTAAAGACATGGGAAGAGCTGCGGCTGATTTAGGTAAAAATGTTGCTAATAAAGCTATTGGCGGTTTGAATAGCATGATTGGCGGTATTAATAAAATATCTAAAGCCATTACTGATAAAAATCTCATCAAGCCAATACCTACATTGTCTACTGGTACTTTAGCAGGAAAGGGTGTAGCTACCGATAATTCGGGAGCATTAACGCAACCGACATTTGCTGTATTAAATGATAGAGGTTCTGGAAACGCCCCAGGCGGTGGAGTTCAAGAAGTAATTCACAGGGCTGACGGAACATTCCATGCACCCCAAGGACGAGATGTGGTTGTTCCACTAGGAGTTGGAGATAGTGTAATAAATGCCAATGACACTCTGAAGTTACAGCGGATGGGTGTTTTGCCAAAATTCCATGGTGGTACGAAAAAGAAAAAATGGATGGAACAAGTTACTGAAAATCTTGGTAAAAAAGCAGGGGACTTCGGTTCTAAAGCTAAAAACACAGCTCATAATATCAAAAAAGGTGCAGAAGAAATGGTTGAAGCCGCAGGCGATAAAATCAAAGATGGTGCATCTTGGTTAGGCGATAAAATCGGCGATGTGTGGGATTATGTACAACATCCAGGGAAACTAGTAAATAAAGTAATGTCAGGTTTAAATATTAATTTTGGAGGCGGAGCTAACGCTACAGTAAAAATTGCTAAAGGCGCGTACTCATTGCTCAAAAAGAAATTAGTAGACAAAGTAAAATCGTGGTTTGAAGATTTTGGTGGTGGAGGCGATGGAAGCTATCTATTTGACCATCCAATTTGGCAAAGGTTTGGGAGCTACACAGGTGGACTTAACTTTAATGGCGGTCGTCACTATGGTATCGACTTTCAAATGCCTACTGGAACGAACATTTATGCTGTTAAAGCCGGTATAGCTGATAAAGTATGGACTGATTACGGTGGCGGTAATTCTATACAAATTAAGACCGGTGCTAACGAATGGAACTGGTATATGCATTTATCTAAGCAATTAGTAAGACAAGGCCAACGTATTAAAGCTGGTCAACTGATAGGGAAATCAGGTGCTACAGGTAATTTCGTTAGAGGAGCACACTTACATTTCCAATTGATGCAAGGGTCACATCCAGGGAATGATACAGCTAAAGATCCAGAAAAATGGTTGAAGTCACTTAAAGGTAGTGGCGTTCGAAGTGGTTCAGGTGTTAATAAGGCTGCATCTGCTTGGGCAGGCGATATACGTCGTGCAGCAAAACGAATGGGTGTTAATGTTACTTCGGGTGATGTAGGAAATATTATTAGCTTGATTCAACACGAATCAGGAGGAAATGCAGGTATAACTCAATCTAGTGCGCTTAGAGACATCAACGTTTTACAGGGCAATCCAGCAAAAGGATTGCTTCAATATATCCCACAAACATTTAGACATTATGCTGTTAGAGGTCACAACAATATATATAGTGGTTACGATCAGTTATTAGCGTTCTTTAACAACAGATATTGGCGCTCACAGTTTAACCCAAGAGGTGGTTGGTCTCCAAGTGGTCCAAGAAGATATGCGAATGGTGGTTTGATTACAAAGCATCAACTTGCTGAAGTGGGTGAAGGAGATAAACAGGAGATGGTTATCCCTTTAACTAGACGTAAACGAGCAATCCAATTAACTGAACAGGTTATGCGCATCATCGGTATGGATGGCAAGCCAAATAACATCACTGTAAATAATGATACTTCAACAGTTGAAAAATTGTTGAAACAAATTGTTATGTTAAGTGATAAAGGAAATAAATTAACAGATGCATTGATTCAAACTGTTTCTTCTCAGGATAATAACTTAGGTTCTAATGATGCAATTAGAGGTTTAGAAAAAATATTGTCAAAACAAAGTGGGCATAGAGCAAATGCAAATAATTATATGGGAGGTTTGACTAATTAATGCAATCTTTTGTAAAAATCATAGATGGTTACAAGGAAGAAGTAATAACAGATTTTAATCAGCTTATATTTTTAGATGCAAGGGCTGAAAGTCCAAACACCAATGATAACAGTGTAACTATTAACGGAGTAGATGGTATTTTACCGGGCGCAATTAGTTTTGCGCCTTTTTCATTAGTATTAAGGTTTGGCTATGATGGTATAGATGTTATAGATTTAAATTTATTTGAGCATTGGTTTAGATCTGTGTTTAATCGCAGACATCCTTATTATGTTATTACTTCTCAAATGCCTGGTGTTAAATATGCAGTGAATACAGCTAATGTTACATCTAATTTAAAAGATGGTTCTTCAACTGAAATTGAAGTAAGTTTAAATGTTTATAAAGGGTATTCTGAATCAGTTAATTGGACCGATAGCGAGTTCTTATTCGACTCTAATTGGATGTTTGAAAATGGAATTCCTCTTGATTTCACACCTAAATATACTCATACATCAAATCAATTTACTATTTGGAACGGTTCTACTGATACGATAAATCCACGATTCAAGCACGATTTGAAAATATTAATTAATTTAAATGCGAGTGGAGGATTTGAACTGGTTAACTATACAACAGGTGATATTTTTAAGTACAACAAAAGTATAGATAAAAACACTGATTTTGTTTTAGATGGTGTGTATGCATATCGAGATATAAATAGAGTGGGAATTGATACAAATAGAGGCATTATAACATTAGCGCCAGGTAAAAATGAATTTAAGATTAAAGGAGACGTCAGTGATATTAAAACTACATTTAAGTTTCCTTTTATTTATAGGTAGGTGATTTAATGGATTATCATGATCATTTATCAGTAATGGATTTTAATGAATTGATTTGTGAAAATTTACTAGATGTAGATTATGGTTCTTTTAAAGAATATTATGAACTGAATGAAGCTAGGTACATCACCTTTACAGTTTATAGAACTACTCATAATAGTTTTGTTTTTGATTTATTGATTTGTGAAAACTTCATAATTTATCATGGTGAAAAATATACAATTAAGCAGACAGCGCCAAAGGTTGAAGGTGATAAAGTTTTTATTGAAGTTACGGCATATCACATTATGTATGAATTTCAAAATCACTCAGTGGAATCAAATAAGCTTGATGACGACAGTAGCGAAACTGGTAAAACGCCAGAATACTCTTTAGATGAGTACTTAAGATATGGATTTGCAAATCAAAAAACTTCGGTCAAAATGACCTATAAAATAATTGGAGATTTTAAGCGAAAAGTACCGATTGACGAATTAGGTAACAAAAACGGCTTAGAATACTGTAAAGAAGCGGTAGACCTGTTTGGCTGTATAATTTACCCAAATGATACAGAGATTGGTTTTTATTCTCCTGAAACATTTTATCAAAGAAGCGAGAAAGTGATTCGATATCAATATAATACTGATACTGTATCTGCAACTGTCAGTACATTGGAATTAAGAACAGCTATAAAAGTTTTTGGAAAAAAGTATACAGCTGAGGAAAAGAAAAATTATAATCCTATTAGAACAACTGACATTAAATATTCAAATGGTTTTATAAAAGAAGGTACTTATCGTACCGAAACAATTGGGTCTAAAGCTACTATTAACTTTGATTGCAAGTATGGTAATGAAACAGTTAGATTTACAATAAAAAAGGGCTCTCAAGGTGGAATATATAAGTTGATTTTAGACGGCAAGCAAATTAAGCAAATTTCTTGTTTTGCTAAGTCGGTTCAGTCTGAAACAATAGATTTAATAAAAAATATTGATAAAGGCAAGCACGTTTTAGAAATGATATTTTTAGGAGAAGACCCCAAAAATAGAATTGATATATCTTCAAATAAAAAAGCTAAGCCTTGTATGTATGTTGGAACTGAAAAATCAACAGTCTTAAATTTAATTGCTGATAATTCAGGTCGCAATCAATACAAAGCAATTGTCGACTACGTCGCAGATAGTGCAAAGCAGTTTGGGATTCGATATGCTAATACGCAAACAAATGAAGATATCGAAACACAGGATAAGCTGTTAGAATTTGCAAAAAAGCAAATAAATGATACTCCTAAGACTGAATTAGATGTTAATTATATAGGTTATGAAAAAATAGAGCCAAGAGATAGCGTATTTTTTGTTCATGAATTAATGGGGTATAACACTGAATTAAAGGTTGTTAAACTTGATAGGTCACATCCATTTGTAAACGCAATAGATGAAGTGTCTTTCAGCAATGAAATAAAAGATATGGTACAAATTCAACAAGCACTTAACAGACGAGTTATTGCACAAGATAATAGATATAACTATCAAGCAAATCGTATAAATCATTTATACACTAGTACTTTGAATTCTCCTTTCGAGACAATGGATATAGGGAGTGTATTAATATAATGGCAACAGAAGAAGTTAAAATCAAAGCGCTACTTGAAAACGATAAACAGTACTTTCCAGCTACACATTGGAAAGCTATAAATGGGATACCTTATGCAGGCAGTAGTGATATTGATGGATTGCCTCAAGACGGTATCATTTCGGTAGATGATAAAAATAAATTAGATAATTTAAAAATAGGCGAAGCAGGAATTATTCAAAATAGCATTGTACAGAAATCTCCAAACGGTAAATTGTGGAAAATAACAGTTGACGATAGTGGGAAACTTGGTACAGTGCTATTTTATTAGAAAGGAAGGTGCATTATGGAAAATTTGTATTTAATAAAGGATTTGGGAGCTTTAGCAGGTCGAGATTATAGAGCTAAGGAAATACAAAACTTACAAAGAATAGAGCAATTTGCGCTTGGCTTGACAACAGAGTTTAAGTTGCATCAGAAAGCTAAAACAATTCAACACTTCGCTGAGCAAATTTATTATAATGGTAGATCGCAAGCAGCAGTAAACAAATCTTTACAAAGTCAAATTAACGCACTTGTTGTGGCACCACGTAATAACAGTGCTAATGAGATTGTTCAAGCTCGAGTTAATGTAAACGGCGAAACCTTTGACACATTAAAAGAACATTTAGACGATTGGGAAACCAAAACTCAAATTAATAAAGAGGAAACTATAAGAGAATTAAATAAGACCAAACAAGAAATTCTTGATATCGAGTATCGTTTTGAACCTGATAAGCAAGAATTTTTATTTGTGACAGAACTTGCACCTCTTACAAATGCAGTAATGCAATCCTTCTGGTTTGATAATAGAACAGGCATAGTATACATGACACAAGCTAGAAATAATGGCTATATGCTAAGTCGTCTAAGACCTAATGGTCAATTTATAGACAGCTCATTGATTGTAGGTGGGGGTCATGGTACACATAACGGTTATAGATATATTGATGATGAGTTATGGATTTATAGTTTTATCTTAAATGGTAATAATGAGAATACATTAGTTCGTTTCAAGTATACGCCTAATGTGGAAATTAGCTATGGCAAGTATGGTATGCAAGATGTATTTACAGGACACCCAGAAAAACCCTACATCACTCCTGTCATAAATGAAAAAGAAAATAAAATTCTATACAGAATTGAGAGACCTAGAAGTCACTGGGAACTTGAAAACTCAATGAATTATATAGAGATAAGAAGTTTAGACGATGTTGATAAAAATATTGATAAAGTTTTGCATAAAATCAGTATCCCTATGAGACTAACAAACGAAACCCAACCAATGCAGGGTGTGACTTTTGATGAAAAATACTTGTATTGGTATACAGGAGACAGTAATCCAAATAATAGAAACTATTTAACGGCTTTCGATTTAGAAACAGGAGAAGAAGCGTATCAGGTTAATGCTGACTATGGTGGAACACTAGATTCATTTCCTGGCGAATTTGCGGAAGCAGAAGGTTTGCAAATATACTATGACAAAGATAGTGGTAAAAAAGCTTTGATGCTAGGTGTTACTGTCGGTGGTGATGGAAATAGAACACATCGTATTTTCATGATTGGGCAAAGAGGTATTTTAGAAATACTTCACTCAAGAGGCGTTCCTTTTATCATGAGTGACACAGGTGGTAGAGTTAAACCTTTACCAATGAGGCCTGATAAACTTAAGAATCTTGGGATGTTAACAGAGCCAGGTCTTTACTATTTATACACTGATCATACAGTTCAAATCGATGATTTCCCATTACCAAGAGAATGGCGTGATGCAGGTTGGTTCTTGGAAGTTAAGCCACCACAAACTGGCGGTGATGTAATTCAGATATTGACGCGTAATAGTTATGCAAGGAATATGATGACTTTTGAAAGGGTACTTTCTGGAAGAACTGGAGACATTTCGGACTGGAATTATGTGCCTAAAAATAGTGGTAAGTGGGAGAGAGTACCTTCATTCATCACAAAAATGTCAGATATTAACATAGTAGGTATGTCGTTTTATTTAACTACGGATGATACAAAACGTTTTACAGATTTTCCAACTGAACGTAAAGGGGTAGCTGGTTGGAACTTATATGTAGAAGCTTCAAACACAGGTGGTTTTGTTCATAGGCTAGTTCGTAATAGTGTTACAGCATCTGCTGAGATACTATTGAAAAACTATGATAGTAAAACAAGTTCAGGGCCATGGACTTTACACGAAGGGAGAATTATAAGTTAATGAGTAATTTAGAGAAATCTGTAAATATTAATTTAGAGAACACTGCGCATTATGAAAATATTTCAAATCTAGATATAACTTTTAGAACAGGAGAGAGTGATTCTTCTGTTCTTCTTTTTAATATCACTAAAAATAATCAACCGTTATTATTGAGTGAAGAAAATATCAAAGCACGAATAGCGATTCGAGGTAAAGGAGTCATGGTAGTTGCTCCACTAGAAATATTAGATCCATTTAAAGGTATTTTAAAATTTCAATTACCTAATGATGTAATTAAACGAGATGGAAGTTATCAAGCTCAAGTTTCGGTTGCAGAATTAGGTAATTCAGACGTGGTAGTTGTCGAGAGAACTATCACATTTAACGTTGAAAAAAGTTTGTTTAGCATGATTCCATCTGAAACAAAATTACACTATATTGTTGAATTTCAGGAATTAGAAAAAACTATTATGGATCGTGCGAAAGCAATGGACGAGGCTATAAAAAATGGTGAAGATTATGCGAGTCTGATTGAAAAAGCTAAAGAAAAAGGTCTATCAGATATTCAAATAGCAAAATCTTCAAGTATAGATGAATTAAAGCAACTTGCTAATAGCCATATAACCGATTTGGAAAATAAAGCTCAGTCTTATTCAAGAACATTTGATGAGCAAAAGCGATATATGGATGAGAAACATGAGGCTTTCAAGCAGTCAGTGAATAGCGGCGGTTTAGTCACAAGTGGTTCAACTTCAAATTGGCAAAAATCTAAGATTACTAAAGACGACGGTAAAATAACACAGATTACTGGATTTGATTTTAATAATCCAGAACAAAGAGTAGGAGATTCAACCCAATTTATTTACGTCTCACAAGCCATAAATTATCCAAGAGGCGTAAGCACTAATGGTATTGTCGAATATTTAGTAGTAACTTCCGACTACAAACGTATGACATATCGTCCAAATGGTACAAATAAAGTATTTGTTAAGAGAAAAGAAGCAGGTTCTTGGTCTGATTGGTCAGAATTAGCCCTTAATGATTACAATACGCCTTTTGAAACTGTTCAAAACGCGCAATCAAAAGCTAATACGGCTGAAAGCAACGCCAAACTATACACAGATGACAAGTTTAATAAAAGATATTCAGTTATTTTTGATGGGACGGCAAATGGCGTTGGCTCAACATTATATCTTAATGAAAGTTTAGATCAATTTATTTTGTTAATTTTTTATGGAACTTTTCCAGGGGGAGATTTTACTGAGTTTGGCAACCCCTTTGGTGGCGGAAAAATTTCATTGAACCCATCAAATTTACCGGATAATGATGGTAACGGTGGAGGCGTTTATGAGTTTGGATTAACTAAATCTAGTCGTACATCTTTAACGATATCGAACGATGTTTATTTTGATTTAGGAAGTCAAAGAGGTTCTGGTGCCAATGCAAATAGAGGAACAATCAACAAAATTATAGGAGTGAGAAAATAATGCAAATATTAGTTAACAAGCGTAATGAGATAATTTCATACGCTATCATTGGTGGCTTTGAAGAAGGTATTGATATTGAAAATTTACCAGAAAATTTCTCTCAAGTTTTTAGACCTAAAGCCTTTAAATATTCAAATGGGGAAATAGTTTTTAACGAAGATTATTCAGAAGAAAAAGATGACTTGCATCAACAGATTGACAGTGAAGAACAAAACACAGTCGCTTCTGATGACATCTTACGAAAAATGGTTGCTAGTATGCAGAAACAAGTTGTTCAAAGTACAAAGTTATCGATGCAAGTTAATAAGCAAAATGCACTAATGGCAAAACAACTTGTGACACTTAATAAAAAATTAGAAGAGGTTAAAGGAGAGACTGAAAATGCTTAAATTAATTTCACCAACATTCGAAGATATTAAAACATGGTATCAATTGAAAGAATATAGTAAAGAAGATATAGCGTGGTATGTAGATATGGAAGTTATAGATAAAGAGGAATATGCAATTATTACAGGAGAAAAGTATCCAGAAAATCTAGAGTCATAGGTTATAATCTTATGGCTTTTTAATTTGAATAAAGTGGGTGGTGTAATGTTTGGATTTACCAAACGACACGAACAAGATTGGCGTTTAACGCGATTAGAAGAAAATGATAAGACTATGTTTGAAAAATTCGACAGAATAGAAGACAGTCTGAGAACGCAAGAAAAAATTTATGACAAGTTAGATAGAAATTTCGAAGAACTAAGGCGTGACAAAGAAGAAGATGAAAAAAATAAAGAGAAAAATGCTAAAAATATTAGAGACATCAAGATGTGGATTCTAGGATTAATAGGGACGATTCTAAGTACATTTGTTATAGCCTTGTTAAAAACTATTTTTGGCATTTAAAGGAGGTGATCACCATGCTTAAGGGAATTTTAGGATATAGCTTTTGGTCGTGTTTCTGGTTTAGTAAGTGTAAGTAATAGTTAAGAGTCAGTGCTTTGGCACTGGCTTTTTATTTTGGATAAAAGGAGCAAACAAATGGATATTAACTGGAAATTGAGATTTAAAAATAAAGCAGTATTAACAGGTTTAGTTGGAGCATTGTTGCTATTTATCAAGCAAGTCACGGATTTATTCGGATTCGATTTATCTACTCAATTAAATCAAGCTAGCGCAATTATAGGCGCTATCCTCACGTTACTTACAGGTATTGGCGTTATTACTGACCCAACGTCAAAAGGCGTCTCAGATTCATCTATAGCACAGACATATCAAGCGCCTAGAGATAGCAATAAAGAAGAACAACAAGTTACGTGGAAATCATCACAAGACAGCAGTTTAACGCCGGAATTAAGCACGAAAGCACCGAAAGAGTACGACACATCACAACCATTTACAGACACCTCTAATGAAATCGGTTTTGACGTGAACGAGTATCATCACGGAGGTGGCGACAATGCAAGCAAAATTGACTAAAAAAGAGTTTATAGAGTGGTTGAAAACTTCTGAGGGAAAACAATTTAATATCGACCTTTGGTATGCATTTCAATGCTTTGATTATGCCAATGCTGGTTGGAAAGTTTTGTTTGGATTACTCCTAAAAGGTGTAGGCGCAAAAGATATTCCGTTCGCTAACAACTTCGACGGATTAGCTACTGTATACCAAAATACACCGGACTTCTTAGCACAACCTGGCGACATGGTGGTATTCGGTAGTAACTACGGTGCTGGATATGGTCACGTTGCATGGGTTATCGAAGCAACTTTAGATTATATCATTGTATATGAGCAGAATTGGCTCGGCGGTGGCTGGACTGACGGAATCGAACAACCCGGCTGGGGTTGGGAAAAAGTTACAAGACGACAACATGCTTACGACTTCCCTATGTGGTTTATCCGTCCAAACTTCAAAAGCGAAACAGCTCCACGATCAGTTCAATCTCCTACGCAAACACCTAAAAAAGAAACAGCTAAGCCACAACCTAAAGCGGTAGAACTTAAAATCATCAAAGATGTGGTTAAAGGTTATGACCTACCTAAGCGTGGTAGTAACCCTAAAGGTATAGTTATTCATAATGACGCAGGAAGCAAAGGGGCGACAGCGGAAGCTTATCGCAACGGATTAGTTAACGCGCCTTTATCGAGATTAGAGGCAGGTATTGCACATAGTTATGTATCAGGTAACACAGTGTGGCAAGCTTTAGATGAATCACAAGTAGGTTGGCATACTGCTAACCAATTAGGCAATAAACATTATTACGGTATTGAAGTGTGTCAATCAATGGGAGCAGATAATGCGACGTTTTTAAAAAATGAACAGGCAACTTTCCAAGAATGCGCTAGATTGTTAAAAAAATGGGGTTTACCAGCAAACAGGAACACAATCAGATTACACAACGAATTCACTTCAACATCATGTCCACACAGAAGCTCAGCATTGCACACTGGTTTTGACCCAGTAACTCGTGGCCTATTGCCAGAAGACAAGCGGTTGCAACTTAAAGACTACTTTATCAAGCAGATTAGGGCGTACATGGATGGTAAAATACCGGTTGCCACTGTCTCTAATGAGTCAAGCGCTTCAAGTAATACAGTTAAACCAGTTGCAAGTGCATGGAAACGTAATAAATATGGTACTTACTACATGGAAGAAAGTGCTAGATTCACAAACGGCAATCAACCAATCACAGTAAGAAAAGTGGGGCCATTCTTATCTTGTCCAGTGGGTTATCAGTTCCAACCTGGTGGATATTGTGATTATACAGAAGTGATGTTACAAGATGGTCATGTTTGGGTAGGATATACATGGGAGGGGCAACGTTATTACTTGCCTATTAGAACATGGAATGGTTCTGCCCCACCTAATCAGATATTAGGTGACTTATGGGGAGAAATCAGTTAGAATGACATAGTCATGTCTATTTAAGCAGGTGCGTTACATACCTGCTTTCTATTTACATTTAAAGATAAAATGTGCTATTATTTTACTAGAACTTTTTAACATTTCTCTCAAGATTTAAATGTAGATAACAGGCAGGTACTACGGTACTTGCCTATTTTTTTGTTATAATGTAATTACATTACCAGTAACCAATCTGGCTTAAAACCACATTTCCGGTAGCCAATCCGGCTATGCAGAGGACTTACTTGCGTAAAGTAGTAAGAAGCTGACTGTATATTTAAACCACCCATACTAGTTGCTGGGTGGTTTTTATGTTATAATATAAATGTGAAATGGTCATTCTTGAAATGACTCGGTCGCTACTGGCACAGACTGTTTAAAGTGTCACCACAACATGAACTGAGAATTCATATGACGTTGCTGACGAGCGACAAAGCTCTGTGTTCCTGAATGGGAGTAGGTTTGTGTGGTGGTACATAACAAGTCGCTGAAATATTTGCGACATAATAAAACATATTATCGGTTTTATTATGTGCTTCAGGCACACCTTAACCACCCATACTAGTTACTGGGTGGTTGTTTATATATAACGCAAGTTAACCAAAACTAACTCTATCTAATAAAAAGTATGAAAAATTTATTCATATCTATCTAATAAAAAGTATGAAAAATTTACTCATATCTATTGCGTATAAAGTTAAAAGATATTATAGTTAACTATGAAGAAAGTCAACTCTCTATTCCGTTCTTTCTTCCTAACTTGCATTCGTTCGTAGTTAGTTCGTCAAGTAACTATTAATTTAGTTATATACAATCAGGAGTGAATTGTATAGCCCGGCAGAGGCCATATATCTGACTGTTGGTCCCGCAGGAGACTTCTTCCTTGCCATCACTCATATACATAATCCCTACTTACATTAATGTTTGTAGGGATATTTTTTAAGGGGTGTACTAGGTGGGGAACACAACGTATTTAAAAATAAATAGTGAAAACGATGTTGATTTACAAGACATCTTGAATGATTTTATTAATTGCTTTTGCAAAGGTTATGTGGAAATTAAAACGAAATATAAATTGCTTCCCATCTTTAAAATAAATTTTCATAAAAATAATTTACCCCACTTATTAGGTTTGCATTACACACATAAAAAAGTGAGCGCTAAAAAGATCATTGGAAGAATAGCTGAAGGGAAAATTACACACGAATCTATAAAAAAACATTATGAATATAGTAACATTAAAGATAGGCTTATCAATTATAATTTTTTGCATAAATGCTTTATTGATAAAGAAATCAGGCTATGCGTTATAGTTCCAAAAAATTCAATTAATCCACAAAAGATTGATGTAGCTTTTATAGATGACAAGAACAGCCAAGTTATGATACTCGGGTTAAGGAAGTCTAACAATAATGATTTTTATAGTCCGGCGACTATGTACGTTCTGGGTAAAAACAGTTCATATCGAAGAATGAGAAGAACACATGTTATTAGCATAGAATGGAAAAATTAATAAATTCGCCTATCGGTGAATCAGTATAGATCGCATCTTAAATGGTGTGTTTATTTTACTCCCCCTACAACCAACAAAACCACACCACCTATTAATTTAGGAGTGTGGTTATTTTTGTCGCGCGTGTCAAATACGTGTCAATTTAGTTCTATTTATTTAGTGTTTTTTCTGAAGTTAAATGCTTTCAAATAGCTTAGTTATAGTTTTTTCGGTTATATGACAAAATGAAATTTATCCCTCACTCTCCGTTATAGCGCTTAAAATGGTTTTACCCATTTTAAGCGCTATTTTTAAGGTTTTTTGTCTATTATCTGAGTCACTTAATTTAAAATTTGTTTGTTCAATAGTAAGTAGGATTGTTAAGTTTAAAATCGTAATCTAATAATATTAGTGAATATTTAAAGATTAAAAACAGAATTTTTCAGTTTATTAAGAAAAAATTTTTGTGAAGGAGGGATATTATTAAAAATAGTAAAGTAATGTTAAATGTATTATTATTAATTTTAAATTTAATTGCAATATGTAGTGTAAACAATGCATATGCAAATGAAGAAGATCCTAAAATAGAGAGTTTGTGTAAGAAGTCAAGTGTAGACCCTATTGCTTTACATAATATTAATGATGATTATATAAATAATCGATTTACGACAGTAAAATCAATTGTATCAACTACAGAAAAATTCTTAGACTTCGATTTATTATTTAAAAGTATTAATTGGTTAGATGGAATATCTGCTGAATTTAAAGATTTAAAAGTGGAATTTAGCTCATCAGCGATTTCTAAAGAATTTCTAGGAAAGACTGTTGATATTTATGGTGTTTACTATAAAGCACATTGTCATGGTGAGCATCAAGTGGATACTGCCTGTACATATGGTGGGGTAACACCTCATGAAAATAATAAATTAAGCGAGCCTAAAAATATAGGAGTAGCTGTGTATAAGGATAATGTAAATGTTAATACATTTATCGTTACTACAGATAAAAAGAAAGTTACTGCACAAGAACTTGATATTAAAGTAAGAACAAAATTAAATAATGCATATAAATTGTATGACAGAATGACTAGTGATGTACAAAAAGGTTATATTAAATTTCATTCTCATTCGGAGCATAAAGAATCATTTTATTATGATTTATTTTATATTAAAGGAAATTTACCAGATCAATATTTGCAAATTTATAATGATAATAAAACAATAGATTCATCAGACTATCATATTGATGTTTATTTATTTACATAACAATCTGAAAGTTGATGGATATCAACTTACAATCCTATAAAGAACTATAGATATTAACATATTTTTACAAAGTAGCTTAGTAAATGATGAAGAACGAATAGTGATTCAAATCTAACTTTATTACTATAAAAAGCTTTCTATTTTAGTATAGATAACAAAACCAGATTAACGAGTAATAATATATAAGTGGGATAGAATCATGATGATTTAAGAAGAATTGGTTATTTTTACAATAAAAGATAATAAAGATAGAGAAGTTTAAATATAGGAGAAATAAAATATGAAAAGAATACTTATCATTGTTGTTTTATTGTTTTGCTATTCGCAAAATCATATCGCAACCGCTGATGTCGGAGTTTTGAATCTTAGGAACTATTATGGTAGCTATCCAATTGAAGACCACCAAAGTATTAATCCTGAAAATAATCATCTTTCGCATCAATTAGTTTTTTCTATGGATAATTCGTCAATAACAGCTGAATTTAAGAACGTTGATGATGTAAAGAAATTCAAAAATCATGCTGTAGATGTATATGGTCTAAGTTATAGTGGATATTGTTTGAAAAACAAATATATATACGGTGGAGTTACATTAGCAGGTGATTATTTAGAGAAATCTAGATGTATTCCTATTAATCTTTGGGTTAATGGAGAACATCAAACTATATCTACTGACAAAGTATCAACTAATAAAAAGTTAGTAACAGCTCAAGAAATTGATACTAAATTAAGAAGATATCTACAAGAAGAATATAATATTTATGGCTTTAATGATACAAATAAAGGAAGAAATTATGGTAATAAGTCAAAATTTAGTTCTGGATTTAATGCAGGAAAAATATTATTTCATTTGAATGATGGTTCATCATTTTCTTATGACTTATTTGATACTGGAACAGGACAAGCTGAAAGTTTCTTAAAAATATATAATGACAACAAAACTGTCGAAACTGAAAAATTCCATTTAGATGTAGAAATATCTTATAAGGACGAAAGTTGAAGTATTTCAATCATAACTTAGTAAAGGAAATGCCATGAAAAAATTTAAATATAGTTTTATATTAGTTTTTATATTACTTTTTAACATTAAAGATCTTACGTATGCTCAAGGTGATATTGGTGTAGGTAACTTAAGAAATTTCTATACAAAACATGATTATATAGATTTAAAAGGCGTCACAGATAAAAATCTACCTATTGCAAATCAACTCGAATTTTCAACAGGTACCAATGATTTGATCTCAGAATCTAATAATTGGGACGAAATAAGTAAATTTAAAGGAAAGAAACTGGATATTTTTGGCATTGATTATAATGGTCCTTGTAAATCTAAATACATGTTTGGAGGGGCCACTTTATCAGGACAATACTTAAATTCTGCTAGAAAAATCCCTATTAATCTTTGGGTTAATGGCAAACATAAAACAATTTCTACTGACAAAATAGCAACTAATAAAAAACTAGTAACAGCTCAAGAAATTGATGTTAAATTAAGGAGATATCTTCAAGAAGAATACAATATATATGGTCATAATAACACTGGTAAAGGCAAAGAATATGGATATAAATCTAAATTTTATTCAGGTTTTAATAATGGGAAAGTTTTATTTCATTTAAATAATGAAAAATCATTTTCATATGATTTGTTTTATACAGGAGATGGACTGCCTGTAAGTTTTTTGAAAATTTATGAAGATAATAAAATAATAGAATCTGAAAAATTTCATCTTGATGTCGAAATATCATATGTAGATAGTAACTAATGATAATTAGTTTTAACACTAAAATGCGAATTTATACGAAATTAATATTTGTATTAACTATTTAAATTTTAAAGTCTCTAGGGCTAATGTGTACGTTAAATATTCCCTGTAATACATCAAATTTATAAAAAATTAAAATATGGAGTTGTTGTAATGAAGTTATTTGCTTTTATCTTCATATGTGTTAAGTCTTGCAGCTTACTATTTATGTTAAATGGCAATCCTAAACCAGAACAATTGAATAAAGCGAGTGAATTCACTGGTCTAATGGATAATATGAGGTATTTGTATGATGATAAACACGTATCAGAAACAAACATTAAATCCCAAGAAAAGTTTTTACAACATGATTTATTATTTAAAATAAATGGTTCTAAAATTTTAAAAACAGAATTTAATAATAAAAGCCTTTCGGATAAATATAAAAATAAAAACGTAGATTTGTTTGGGACAAACTATTATAATCAATGCTATTTTTCATCGGATAATATGGAATTAAATGATGGTAGATTAATTGAAAAAACGTGTATGTATGGCGGTGTGACCGAGCATGATGGAAATCAAATAGATAAAAATAATTCAACTGATAACTCTCATAATATCTTAATTAAAGTTTATGAAAACGAGAGAAATTCATTATCTTTTGATATACCTACTAATAAGAAAAACATAACAGCACAAGAAATAGATTATAAAGTTAGAAACTATTTACTTAAGCATAAAAATTTATATGAATTTAACAGTTCGCCTTATGAGACTGGCTATATAAAGTTTATCGAAGGAAGTGGTCATTCTTTTTGGTATGATTTGATGCCTGAATCTGGTAAAAAATTTTATCCGACTAAATATTTACTAATTTATAATGATAATAAAACAGTTGAGAGTAAATCTATTAATGTAGAAGTTCATTTAACCAAAAAATAATTGAGGGAGAGAATATTATAAAAAATATTAAAAAGCTTATGAGATTGTTCTACATAGCTGCAATTATAATAACTTTATTATGTCTTATTAATAATAATTATGTTAATGCTGAAGTAGACAAAAAAGATTTAAAGAAAAAATCTGATCTAGATAGTAGTAAGTTATTTAATTTAACAAGCTATTATACTGATATAACGTGGCAATTAGAAGAGTCAAATAAAATTAGTACAGATCAACTACTGAATAATACTATAATATTAAAAAATATTGATATATCCGTACTTAAAACTTCTAGTTTGAAAGTTGAGTTTAACTCATCAGATTTAGCAAATCAATTTAAAGGAAAAAATATAGATATTTATGGACTGTATTTTGGAAATAAATGTGTAGGCTTAACTGAAGAAAAAACATCATGCTTATACGGAGGAGTTACGATACATGATGGAAATCAATTAGATGAAGAGAAAGTTATAGGCGTTAATGTATTTAAAGATGGTGTCCAACAAGAAGGTTTTGTTATAAAAACCAAAAAGGCTAAAGTAACAGTACAAGAATTAGACACTAAAGTTCGATTTAAATTAGAAAATTTATATAAAATATACAATAAAGATACCGGTAACATACAAAAAGGATGCATTTTCTTTCATTCTCATAATCATCAAGATCAATCATTTTATTATGATTTATATAACGTAAAAGGTTCAGTGGGAGCAGAGTTTTTTCAATTTTATAGTGATAATAGAACAGTTAGCTCATCTAATTATCATATTGATGTATTTTTATATAAAGATTAAGTGATTGATGATTATCAACTGAATCATGAAATTAAACCATTATATGAGAGGAAAATGATTTGAATTGTAGTAAAATTTGAAATTTATATATTATCTTGAATACGGATTCAAAATTATTTGTTGTAATTAGTAATAATGATAAATAGAATTTTAATTTATTCTGCTAGTGAATTTTTAGTTTTAAAACAATGCTATCGACACACTACAACCTGAACTATCTATAAGCGTGAATTTATAATAAGGTTCATTGTCAAATAGACTGAATAAGTTAGAGGAGGTTTTATGAAGAAATTATCTACTGTAATTATTATTTTGATTCTAGAAATAGTTTTTCATAATATGAATTATGTGAATGCTCAACCCGATCCTAAATTAGACGAACTAAATAAAGTAAGTGATTATAAAAATAATAAGGGAACTATGGGTAATGTAATGAATCTTTATACGTCTCCACCTGTTGAAGGAAGAGGAGTTATTAATTCTAGACAGTTTTTATCTCATGATTTAATTTTTCCAATTGAGTATAAGAGTTATAATGAGGTTAAAACTGAATTAGAAAATACAGAATTAGCTAACAATTATAAAGATAAAAAAGTAGACATTTTTGGCGTTCCATATTTTTATACATGTATAATACCTAAATCTGAACCGGATATAAACCAAAATTTTGGAGGTTGTTGTATGTATGGTGGTCTTACATTTAATAGTTCAGAAAATGAAAGAGATAAATTAATTACTGTACAGGTAACAATCGACAATAGACAATCACTTGGATTTACAATAACTACAAATAAGAATATGGTTACTATTCAGGAACTAGATTACAAAGCAAGACACTGGCTCACTAAAGAAAAAAAGCTATACGAGTTTGATGGTTCTGCATTTGAATCTGGATATATAAAATTTACTGAAAAGAACAATACAAGTTTTTGGTTTGACTTATTTCCTAAAAAAGAACTAGTACCTTTTGTTCCATATAAGTTTTTAAATATTTACGGAGATAATAAAGTTGTTGATTCTAAGAGTATTAAAATGGAAGTATTTCTTAATACTCACTGATAAGTATATTTGATATCACTATACAATCATAAAGTGCGTTTTTCGAACTTTTGTTCTAAGTGTTTTATAGATTCATGTAAATAGTTAGTTTATTGCCGGTTGAATTATTTAATTTTTCTAAATGATTTATTCTAAATATGTTTTATGTCAATAGCGGTTTAAAAATGCTGTTTTATGGCGATTTGAAAATGACGTGCTTTTAAATGTATTTTTAATTTTATAATCTTTTAGTCGACATGATTCTCCAGTGGAAATGATAATTTAATAACGTACATTTATGATTGTTTAAGAATGTACAATTTTTTAACACTCTAGAGGTAAATCTATCGAGGTAATCCGAATTCTCCGTTAATTTAACGGAAATACAATGAATTGTTAGTTTTCTTAAAAGAGCAAGTGTCAAATACGTATCAAGAAAAAGTTTTTCTGACTCGTTGACCTTGTTCTTTTTTGTTCTAAAATAAAACGTGCAAATAAAAAAGTTATCTGCTTTTCTATTTGCACGATATGGTTTGGAAATTAAAGAATATAAATAAGGGACTACTGCTAATTTATGAGGTTAAAGTTTCAATGATTTTTGATTTATTAGACCATTTTAATATCTCAAGGTTTTCATGTTCTGCTACAGTTTGTGCTCTTTCATTTATCGGATGATCTACATCATTTACAATTATCAACATGATAGGTTCTAATTTGTTTCTGGATGGTCTGTTTGGTTTGATATCACGGTAAATATAAGCTTCATTAGTTATTTTGTTGAAATCTAAGTTGTTTGTAAAGTTAACTAGTTTTTCTGGTTGTGATTTTGTTTCAGAAACAATATAATCAATAGAATATTTTAAACCTGATTCTCCAGAAACAGAAACTTGTGCTAAACCTCTTATTTCTTGGTCATATAAGAATTCAAATACTTCTTCATAGAATATGTTTGTAACGTTAGATTTAGTAGTTAAAGTAAGGTCATAAATTTTCAATATGCCTTGAATTAAATTATGTTTAGACTGAGCAAAACTCTCATTTTTAACATCCGCTGTAATTTCTTTATCAACTAATTTTAAATTAAATTGATTTAAAATATTTTGTATAAGTTTAGTTCTCGTTTTTGTGTTTATATCAATACCCAACATTTCTAATTCATTAATCGTCAATCCGTCATCTGATAGACAAATTTCATTATTAGGTAGTGTATCAGCATATATTCTAATAAAATCATTCAAATGGTTCTTAAAGGGAGTAGTAATTTCTGTAGAACTATCTAATTCTTTGAAGATATAATTTTGCTTTAACCAGTTGAAATATTCGTTCATTCTTTCTTCGATTGTCTTCACTAAGTATCCCTCCATTTCTTTTACAGTAATCTTGGTTCTATTATAACATTATCGTGTTTTATATTAGTATACTTCATAAAGAAGTCTAATGATTCTATAATTTCATCTGTTAATTCTAAATCTTCAATATCTTTTAATGGAATCGCAATACCACCATTATTATATTCCTCAGTATATATGTGTATATGTGGCGTAGGTATTCTTTCATTATTTGGTGGATTTGCATGATCACTACCATTAACATCGAACCTAATCATATTAGAAATATAATTATTACTTCTTAGCAAAAAAATAATAAGGGTAGGGGGGCTACCCGAAATTATTTAGTTTGATTTTATTCATATCTTTCTGGTTCGAGACCCATTTCTCTTAAAATTTGGTCGCTATTTTCTTGTGCTCTTTGAGCTTCTTCAGGTGTATAAAAATGCTTATACTCTCTTTTATATATCGTGTCTGTTTCTCCCTCTACATATTCTTCTCTAATAGGGTTATTTGTAGTTGTGTGTGATTGTCCATTATAAATTTCTGTAACTCTATTCCCGTTTTCTATAACTGTGTAATTGTTTTTATTGCTTTGTTGTTGATTGTTATGATTACTATTATTATTTAAGACTGGTTGTTTATTATTGACATTTTGAACTTGCTCATTATTGTTTTTATTTATATCTTGATTCTTCTTTTCGTTCTTTGGTTTATCATTATTTTTCTTAGCTTCTTTTTTTACTTCTGATTTTTTTTCGTCTTCCTTTTTCTTATTTTCATTGTTAGCATTCCCACATGCGACTAAAATCATTGTACTAGCTAGTAATAGACTGAGTAATCTCCTCAT